TTTTGATTTTGTCCAAACGGCGGAAACATTACTTCGCCTCCTTGTAATTCTTCTGCTTACCCTTAAGTGTTTTGTCAACTTCTTCTTTGACAATGTCTCGAATCTTATCGTAGTCGATTAGCGGAGCCATAGCTGCTTGTTCCTGTTTTGGTTGGTCATCTCTGAGAACAAGGTCATATGTAAGAAATGGAAGTAATGCCCCCTGTGGATTACGCTCTTTGATGTACGCAACCATTTCAGTGGCGTCGATCATCATAACTTTTGCTCCAGGCGCTACAGGATAATCTTCAGCTATTGCTCTACCCTGTACGCTTACAATAGAAAACTGATTTTGCTGCTGAAATTGAGGCCAAGCTCCTGCAGTATTCTGTTGTGGATAGTTAAAAGAACCAAAATTAGGTTGCTGAACTCCGTTGTAGTTCGGATTGTAATAAGCCATAGTTTATTGCTCCTTTCGCCAATAAAAAATTGGGATCTCATTTCCTGAATCCCAAGTGTCAAAGTAATCACCATCCTCAACGGCGACCACATGTGTTCCGATTGCAAGTATGTACTTCCCAACCGGATGATCTTCGCAGAAGTCAGATACTGTGTAACAATCAGGGCATGTATCTGGAAGCGCTACTCGCTTAAAGCCTTTCCATCTAAGGCATAGATCCCAAACATCGTTGCCAGATGGCATGTTATGCACCACATAGCCACACGCACAAACTTCTAAGTATGTTGTATCCCAATCCTGGTTCGTAAGTTTGCAGATCGCTCTTACAACACAATCTCCGACGAGCCTTTTGTCTGGATTGGGATTGAAATATACGAACATTATTCCTCCCCGTTGGATTCTATCCAAACATTGATGAGCCACTCCTGTTTATCTATTTCTTTGTTGATTGCCTCGGCAGCAATTGAGCTTGTAGGTGGATCGAACCCCATCTTAACCTTGTAGTAAATGAATGTTTTACACATATCAATTACATCATCGTCTGATCCAAATAGATCGCCCCAGGTTTCTGCTTCAGATGTAACCCTAAAACCTTTAGCTTCGTTGAGACCAAGCTGAAACAGTCGGTTTATGGCAGCATTAATATGGATTGTAATGTCGGGGTCGAAATGGGTGTAATCATCTTCCGGCCCGATAAGTTTTCTTATGCTTTTAAGAATACTTTCTTCGTTTATCTGACTCATTTCATCTCCTCGAATTCGTCTAAATCATCGCCATGCCCGTTGTAGGTGGCGAATGCCTTGATTGCCTTCTCATAGAGCTCTTCGGAACGTCTTGAAGACTCCAGAACTTCAATCTTGGCATGTAATGCGTCAATCTCTGTCTGAAGTTTCTGTCGTTCGAGCTCTGCTTTAGGCGAGCCGTACTTCATAAGGGTTGTAGTCTCTTGTGAAGTGGCAGTTCCCTCGTCTAATCGCCTTTCAACCAGATCAAAAGCCTTGGCAACGAGTTGATTCAACCTTGCCTCGGGAGATTCGGCTGGTTTTGGCTTATACTTTCGATCGGTTGGGGTAGGCTTCTTCCTACTTCCCATGGTGTTTGCTCTCCTTTTCCTCTAGAAAATATAACTTTCTCTATACTTTTTGTGGGGTGCTAAGATGCAGAATGGCATAATGGATACTACTTTTTGCGTTGCTAATCAGAAAGGAGCGAAGAAATGATTGCATGAGGGGCTTAGCACCCCGCAAAGAATATAGAACTAAATATGAAAAATTTCCTCTGGAGAAATTTTAAAGACCGGCGCGATGCAGGAGGGGGGTGTAATTTTGAGGACCCCCCTCCCGTACCTAAAAAGATATTATTTCTTTTTATTTATTCGTATATTGACTAGATCTCTCAAGCGCTAGATGATTAGGCATAGATTGGTACTTTCTTGTAAAGATCAGAACCATTCAGCCTAATGATGTCATCCATGGCGCGGGAGGTCTCGTTCAACACTTCTAATGCTGTAAGGTTAGGAGCTAGCTTGGCTACTCTACCTAGGTACGCATTAGTACAGTACCCTAAGATTCGTTCGTCATAGAACATCCACTCATCATACTGTGTTACAGGATCGAATGGGTTGTCGGTAGTAGTAAGCATGTAACCTACAATCTGTTTGTCTTGACTCATAGCCATTCCTCCTTTCTACATAGCACGATCAAGAGTTGATACAGAAACCCCTACAGCTTCAGCTGCCTCCTCTCTAGTGTACCCCATGTTCATTAGAGCACGGGCTCTAGATATAGAATATGAGGATATAGAATATGAATTACGGGGCATTACTCTTTCTTTTAATTTCTGAGTATCTGTATTTCTATAAATCTTTTTAATAGTTTCTTGAGATACGGCATGCGCTTGAATAGCTTCCCATTCTTTGTCCGTAATCTCAATGTTCCTATCGCTGCGCTTTAAGGCGCCGGTTCTAGCACGGGCTTCTTCCATTACCTGGGCCCTTTTTTTCTTCATGGCGTCTTTATCATTTGCTATCTCGGGGTTATATTTCTTGATTTTAGTCAGCTCAGAATATGCTAAAGCGGTAGCTTGTCTTTCTCTAGGAGCATTCTGTAATGCAGAATTAAGCTTATCGTTTAAGGATTTAACTTCCGCCGCATATGTTTTACTAGCAGATTTATTAACCTTCGAATTTGGCGTGGACAAATATTCTTTGCGAGCTTCATTACCCAGCGCTTTCATACGATTCGCATGGTCAGCATAATATCTTTCTATACGATTACTATCATCATACACAAGATCGTATGCATTACCGCCACGATTGAAAGCCTCAGTCATTTTGTTAGATGTCTCGAGTCGAAGCTCTGTCTTTACTTTATCTGCTGGAACGGATTCTCTTTCGCCGGTGGCTTTATCTTTGTAATAAAAATTACCGTTCTTGTCTTTAAAAACGGTAACTTCTTTAGAGTTCGTTCTGGTTTTTGTTTTACCGGACTCGTCTACGTACTCTTCAGTAAATTTTCGGCGATACTTATACGTTTCCTCGCCAGTCTCTCGATATAGTTTCTTACCAGTCTTAGGATCAATATCTCCGCCTCTGGTTTTTCGTTGTCCAGTTTCTGGGTCAATTACATCTTCTTTTCTTGCTCCAGGCTGAAAGGCCTTTCTCATAGGTACACGTTCATCAGAACTAGCTTTAGATATAATAGTAGCAGCGCCACGTTGAGCTCCACCCTGATATCTTTCCTTAAGCTCTGCTATACGATTGTCCTCATATGATCTTCGCCAGTCAAGCTTATGCTTTTCGGCATCAATTACAACCTGAGCGTGCTTTGTAGCTCTAACAATCTCGTCCATAGTTGCACCTTGCAGGGACATATCCGTAATCAGATTGGATATCTTTCCCATTTCAGTGCCCTTATGGAACCCAGTTTTAGGTCCTACTTCAGGAGACTCTTTTGGTAGTCTGTACATCTCTTTTGGATCGAATCCCTCAAGAGCTTTTGGTGTACGTGCAGTCCTAATAGTCTGCCCTTTTAATGGAATACAAACTACGGTATCTCCATCAAAATCGGCTCCAGACAACTTGTTTGCAACTTTCAAATTTATACCAATAGCATTCTTAGGTTCGCCAAGAACTTCTCGACCTTCCTTGTTATTATTGTTAACTGTGAGAACCGGTATTTCAAATATACCTTGATGCGGGTATCTTACAAGAGCTACTTGTTCTCCTGTTTTATATCCAGGAGCATAAACCTCGTTGTCTTTGATTGATGTCAGCGGTAATATAACTTTTGTTCTCTGTCTAGGCAAAGCGGCAGCTTTAAGTTCGACAGCGTCAGAATCACACTCATCCGCAAAAGATAACAGAAGTTCTTTCTTGATAGCTTCATTCGGAATCTTTTTGATTCTCTCGTATTCCGCTTTCTTTGACTCATAAGCAATATCCAACTGCCTTTTAGCAAGCGAAGGTTCTTGCTTAGACAAGAATTGAGAAGCAAGATTCCTAGACCATTTATCCCAGTCTGTATCATCATTAACGATATTACATGCAGAGCATACTTTTCCGTCAGAATCTTTGAGTTGCCTTATAGTTGCACCAAATGGGTTAGCAGGATCATCTTTCAAAGGTTTCAAGACAGTATCGTCTTTTGGTCCAAGCATAGGAGTCCCTTCATGCTTACTAGTGTTGAACAAAATATCAACGCCTGGTGGAAGGTCCTTGCTATACATAGCCATGCCCTTAAGGTAATGAGTCCCGTCAACAGATATACGAACCTGCGCATATGCTGACTGCCCTAATGACAGATCTTCAACGCCAGGCCTAAGCTCTATGACACCGTCTTTAAGACCTCCACCATCTTCAGTATATCGAATAGCGATTCTGCTTGAATCGATATTAAGTGGCGGTTGGATTACTCTTCGATGTTCACCATCTTCCTCAAAATATACGCCCATCGGAGATCTGAGTTTGTCTAGATTCTGCCATATCTCTCCATATGGAACTTCCTCTTTTGTGAGGATTTTGAACGTTGTTTTCTGATTCGGATTTGTAGGCTGTTCAATATCAAGACTATTCACTTTATATCCTTCAGTCTCAAGAATAGCTATAGCGTTACTGAGTCGTGTCGAAGATATGTTAAGCTGTTTGTCCACACCAGCACCAACATCCAAATATGGTTTGCCGTTTTCAATCTGTTCTTTAAGAAAATCAGCTACCTCTCGATTCTTATTAAGTCTCGATTCTTCGATTGGCTTAAGTCTATTAGCAACTGTAGAGGCTTTAAGTCCAGTGATTTCAGCAATCTTCGTTTTAGAAAATCCTTTATCCTGAAGTTCAAGGCATTTTGCTCTTTCTGCAGCTCTTCTCTCTTCACCTTTAATCGCTACAATATTACGAACCTGTGTTGAGCTAAGGCCAAGTTCATGAGCAATCTGAGTATAGTTCATACCGAGAGCTTGAAGCTCATCTATTCGATCATAATATGATCCGGCACCATGCTGATAAGGATGCTTGCCAGAACCTTGCCTGTAACGGCCCGAACCATGAGGGTCGCCATCAAAATGTTGCGGTGTTCCTGTATGAAACAGTTCATCTAAAAACATTATCATGCCTCCGTCTTGAGTTTATCTATACACTTGTCAAAATATACGATCTTGTCCATTATCATGAATATCCGATCATTCTCTGGTTCATGAACCAGTACTTCATCGGATTGATATATGCGAAGTTCTTTACCAATCTCTGAAGGTTTGATGCCATACTCAAGACAAAATATAGCGGTGTAAATCTCAAGTTGGGACATTGATGTTGGTGAATCACCAGTTTTCAAATCATGAATTCTGAGAAAATCATTTCGGAACGCAATAGCATCTGCTGTGCCGAAGCAATTCTCAGAGTAATATAAAGGCTGCTCAGGAGTCATCTTAAAGCCTATGGCATCGTTGACATATAAATTCAAAGTCTTCTTTGACCTTGGCAACTTGATGCCTAAGCTTATAAGTTCGCATGCAAGTTCATGCAAACGAGTTCCCATTTGAGCAGCTCTGTATTTGTTGTATGATGAAACAAGCTTCTCTTCATCATAGTTTATCCAGTGGTACTTACTTGCACTTAGAAATGCGTGCTGACCTACCAGATTTGAATGCGGATTGAAGTTCACGTAATACCTCCTCTTTATTCTCTGGAAATATGAATCTTGAGAAGGACATCTTATTCATGCGTTTTACATAATATGCTTGGTTCGGTCTAATTGGAGAATCTGCAGATTTCTTACACTCCAATGTAGCCCACTTCTTACCATGCAGAATAAGTAAGTCCGGAATTCCCTGAATATAATTCGGGTCATTCTTAAGCACCATACAACCTGGGAACAGTTTCTTGATCTCTTTGATTAGATCACTCTGAAATTTGTTCTCTCGCATTTAGGTACCTCTTTCCGCACAAAAATAAAGAGTGTGAAAAAATTGGTTCACACTCTCTATTATAGGCGTTGTAATTTTGACGCTACTAATTATTTAGGAATTGGAAGTGGTATCCCTTGTAACTAGCCTGAATGCCGTATACCACTCTTCTAACATTAGTCTTGTCGCCTCCTATAGCGTCTGCGGCTTCTTTGAATGTATCGAATATCTCGCCAGTCTCGACAAGAACTATTGGGGGATGCGCTGGCGGTTTGCCAGGCTTAGAATATAAACTATGCATCAAACCCCCTTTCATTAAAATTCTTCTTTCTTGACAAAGCCTGATGAATGGCTACGTCAATCGATGAGTTAGATCTTATGTGATAGTAATATAAATCAGTGTACGGAGTATTACGTCTGTCAATTCTACCTGCGGCTTGCACAGCAACCTTGTATGAGTAATTCTGTGAGTAGAATATGATGACATTGGTAGTCGTGCAGTTCCAGCCTTCGGCTCCTGCCGTGTATTGAACCAAATATATCCAGTTCTGAGTATCCGGTATTTGCTGGTGTTTATGACCATTCCATTCGGCAGTCTCTATCTCGAGTTCTTTACCTAGCTCTCTGAGAATCTCTAATTCATAGTCGAAGTTGTAAAATATGATTACTCTGGGATGCTCTGAGATTATCTGCTTAACAGCATCGATTCTCTGTTGGTCAGTATTGACTATCCTTCTCAGAAGATAGCATAGCCCAGACATGTCGGTCAGTGGCTCATCCTTGAAAATATCCCAACGATTCTTAGTCACGTACTTATATGTCGTGTGGTCATATCCAACCGTTATACGAAAATGGTGTTGCTGAGTAGGCTTCACATACTTCATATTAACAAGAATCGATTTTCTTAATCTCAAAAGTCTGCCAGTCTCAATATACCGATCAACTTTCGGGAACTTAGCAAACCTGCTGTATACAACGTGTCTTCGTATAAACTCAGTTCGGTTCTTGTAAAAGCCGTTTGCTATGAACACTGGAATATAATCCATCCATGTGTCGCCAGGTGTTGCGCTTAACAGAATCCAATGATTGCACTTCGCAATCTTAAGGAACGCTTTTACCCAAGCACCAGAGCCAACAAGTCTCTGCTCGTCAAATATAAAGAATGAATCTTTGACTTCACTATACTTACCTATGTTGTTCCATGAGTCGATGCAAATATCAATAGACTCGAAAGGAAAAGGAGGAAATTCATCCTCCCATTCCTTACTGTCTCTTTTCTTGGCCGTAGTAATAATATACAGATTCTTCGGATTCTTCATAGGCTCACCGTTGAGTCCTCCTTTGCATTCTTTGACAGTGAAATATGCCAAGGATGTTCTGGACTTTCCAGAGCCTACTCCGCCACACAGTATAGATCCGCTCTTAAGTTGCTCAAGTGCTAATAACTGATTATCATCAAGCTGAACGCTCAATCATACCACCTTCCTTAAAACGGAATATCATTAGCCTGCTCTTCCATCTCATCACTGAATATGCTTGGAGTATCTACCTCAGGAATGTCGGCATACTTTCCGCCGAAGTCATCCTGAATAGTGATGTATGCAGTCTTCAAATATCCCTTAACGCCTGACTTGCCGTTCACATTGTAATTGTAAGGTCTTATAATAAGATCCACGTTAATGATCTCGGCATCATCGAGAAGGCCAACCTGCTTCTCGGTAAGAACTGTCTTGTTGTTTCCGGATATCTGAACAATTCTTGGTGGGAAGTTCTTATACTCAACAGCTACCTGCATAACTTCGTCACCGTACTTGTCCATTCTGATATTCCAGCCATCTCCTCTGAGGACATCAGCAGTCTCCTCATCGAATACAACACAGAAGTTCCTTCTTCCGGAAGGATTCAGTCCACGCTCTCTTCCCGCGAAATTTCTGTATTTGATCTTTGCTCCCTCGATTGTGATGTTGTTATAAGTTGACATTTCTTGCTCCTTTCTAAGATATAAACCATTCAAAATCGCCGTACTCAGATATAGATGCAACGGCTTCATCGACTAAATCCAAATAGTATTTCGTATCGATATCGTCCTCTTTACCCAAAGCCTTAACTTCTTCAGACTCGAGCCAACGATATCCTTTTGTTCCGCCTGCGGCGTAATACTTTCCATCCTTCTCTCGCATAAGAAGGCCACCGCCACAACCAGGCTTTATAGGACAGAACTGACCAGCTCTTCCAACAAAGTGGTAGTCATGCTCACCATCTGCAAGCTTCTCATTCATGTCCAAATATAAAGCTGAGGTTACTGTCTTTGTCTCACATTTATCCTTAAATTCGATAGGCTCGTGTGAGAACAGCGTCTTGAATATAAATGGTACCTGGAACTGAGTTCCTGTTGCATCCCACTTTCCTGGCTTCTTCTCATTCTTCTCTGGAATATAGCCATACTGTTGCTGGCACCATTCTTTGGATGCATACTTGGCAATATAGACTGCGTCGTTGACGAGGCACATGCGATCGTATGTAGCTTCGTGCTCAAACGTGTAACCGTATTTTTTACCGAATTCCATAACGAAATCAATGATTCCTTGATCTGCTTCAGGAATCTTAATAGAATCTGTCTTAATATGCGCAACTGTGTATCCACGCTTCTGTACCTCTTCTTTTAAATCGATCATAAATAAAGCACCTCGCTTTGCGACGATGTTGTCGATGTTGCGAGGGTCTCTAAGCTTGTTATCAAATTTAGCAGCAGTCAGTCCATAAACAGAATTGATAGCTATCTTAAGAGCATAAGCAAGTGCCGTAGCCTGTTCTTTGTCTTCCAGATATGGCTTCAACTTTCCGCCAAACAGCTTACCAGCAGAATTATAATCACCGTGTTTAATGTAAAGACGAGCGCTAACAAGTTCTTTGAAGTTCTCGGTATATGGGCCAAATATGTTAAGGTTAATTGCACTATTAGGATGCATACTTGCAATATCAAGTAGGGCAATATTCTTATACATTCCAGGTTCTGAATATACATAACCTCCTTCTCCTACTTCTTCGCCCTTATAGGTCGACTTGCCATACTCAAACTTATAGCCAGGGAACATCTTACTCAGGTCAGTGTATACAAACTTGCTCTGAGGATTCTGGTCGGTTCCGACTATCAGTCTTGTTGTGTGATTGTTCGTTGTGCTGTTGACGCTGAGTCCGGAAATATCAGCCAGTATCTCTCTTGCTACAAAGTCCTGCTGTCTTGCATTCCATACAGCCTCGGTGGCAATAACGTCGTTCACGCAGTAATCGGCGACCTTAGTCCACATCTCTTCAGGAACAGGCTGGTCCCATGGAAGTCCAAGCTCCTGATGGTGAATATCAAGCTCAATCTCCCACTTCTTCAGGCTCTGCTTTTTGGAACAGAAGTCATAAATATCAGTGTATGAGAGGTTGTATGCTTCAAGGAAATAAGCGTTAGAACTACCGGTTACAATCCTCTGTGACAGAGAATATAACTCGGCATTGTCATAGCCCAAAATCCTTGCATACAGAATATGATTGTCGTATCGTCTGTTGTTGAATCCGACGAGCCTGAACTTTGTCGCAAGATCAGATACTTCTTTCGCTGTTGGATTTATCATCTTAACAACTGATTTAGTTCCGACAGCTTTCCAACAAATGATAAATAGATTTATAAATACTTCCACGTCAAAGAAAGCTATTGGATTCTCAGCATCTTCTCGGACTTCTTCATGCTCTGCCGCATCAGAACAAAAATGCATGTCTGCTACTAAGTCAAGACATGCACTTGCCTGATGCGTACTGTTATTAGCAAATGCTAATATCCTTGGCCTAAGATCACGGACGTCATAAGTCATACCAGACTTATAGGCATCCTCCAGTATCTTAAATATAAAGTCCACTTCCGGCTTGGTAGCACCGTGATGCTTCTTAGCCAGACAGTCCGCAATTATAGTTCGTATAGCTTTCTCATTCTTTACCGTGTCGAAATTAACCATGTTCTTCGCTCCTTTCATTGGCAATCCCGAATTTATCTTCTTAATCGGTAAAGCATTGCATTTGGTAAGCTTCCTCCTAAGCGAGGAGTTACCGTTAAATACTTTTATCTCGATGTCTTCATCGAATATGCGGCTCAGCATAGTGACATCGCCATCGTAAATATAATGAAGGTGTATACCTTCACCGCCTTTACTTAATTCAGCGTATGTCATAGGCCACTTTTCAGCCGCTTGTTTGTTTAACTCATAGGATTTATTCCCATCTTTGTCCTTAATATCAAAGTCAATGACAATATGATTCTCAGGAACCTTCACATAATGAAGCTTGCCTGTGTCAATATCCTTAAGCTTAGTGTCGACGTTCTCCCACTTCTTTTTAGGTGTCTCTTTGGCTGTGGCATACTGTGCTATACACTCCGAACATTCCTTATCAAATATAGAAGCTTGCTCTTTAAGGTCAAGCCACGACTCAACCTCAGGCTGAATATCCTTCGTAGCCTTCTTACTGAACTTATCAGTCTTAAGCCCGACATATACATTCCGTGCCTGCACGTCTTCAGTCCAATACCTATCCTTGAACTCATCAAAATATGTCTTGAGCTCTTCTTTGAAGACCCTCTTCATCATTGGATAGCTGACGTTGGAATCTGCGCAATATGTCTTATAGAGCTTCCATGCATCATTCAGAGTGACATACTCCTCATCCACAAAATCAAAGTAGTACTCTTCGATGAAGTTATACATGTCGTTTGTGGCGCTTATCATTGAAGTCGGAATATAATCGTCATAGTAATTCTTGTCAGCTTCATATACATCAAGACAATGCTTAGCTATTCCACCAAGCTCAAACTTGATCTGGTTCATCAGCTGATTGTATCTTCTCTTAGGAATAAGCTTTCCGCTCGGATTGACATCAATAAGTCTTCTTATGATTCCGGACTTACTGTCAGTTATCTTTACAGGTCTGTTAGTTCCCATAAATAACATTGCGTTGAACCTGCTAACATACAGCTTAGAGTACTTAGCATCAACAGTCATCTTCTCATGAGATACGATGCTGTTAAGTCTCGTGTTGTCTTCTATCCTGCTCAGGTCTCCGTCATGCTGTATCGCAACCAAAGGGTCATCTTTAAACGGCTCGAGTGAGAAATTAGAATTGTTCGATCCGAGTGCCTTGGCATCGAACATCGTATAATATCCCTCGAACAATTCTTCAATGACATTCAGTACTGTCGACTTACCTGTTCCACTTGAACCATAAAATACAAGAAACTTCTGAAGCTCTTTTGAGTCACCACTTACGACCGAACCTATTGCCCATTCGATCTTGTGCCTGTCTTCTTCGGAATATAATGTTCCGACAAGCTCAGTCCATGCCGGAATATCTTCATCGCTTAATGCATAGGGAAGTTTTTTGCTCGCGTAATCTTTTTTGTTCACTGGGCTGTTTGCAAATATAATCTTCTTGTCAAGCGGATGAAAATTATCCTTGAGCTGCTTCTGTACATACCTATGCCATTTGTCGATCATGCCAGAGTCAGTGTCCCACATATATAAGACTTTTGCTCCTTCGACTTCGGGATGCTCTTTTCTGTACTTATCAAGCTCCTTGTCTATCATGTCGATAGCATCATCCTGGTTTGTGGACCACAGTCCTTTTTCCTCATCCCAGATGGCATAGAAATCTCCACCTCGTATCATCAAATCGCTACTTGATTTGGCACTGAACTTAGGATATATCTCGGTGATTTTGTTCTTTCCTTGTCTTTGACTAATTCGTAGAAAATCCACTCAAAAACACTCCTTTCTTGCAAGTTTTTGGGTTTACCTGACACTTTGACACTTTTTTTCTTACCTTTTTTATTTTTTGAGTTTTTTTTTCACATTGGGGGTAAGGGAGAACTAAAAAAGTGTCAAAAAGTCACAAAAAATAGCCAAAAATGGCTAAAAATCGTAGTTTTTCATAAGCCAAGACTGCAATTTGTGCCAAATGTCGGCATCCGAAAATGCACGTTTTTCAGAAAAAGTGTCAGGAAACCAAAAACCTGACACTTTTTTTTGAAAAAGTGTCAGGAACTTTTCATCAAAAATACACCGGTCATCATACCCTAAAAAACCCAAATTTTTCACGAAAATCCAGAACCAATCTGCAGTCGTCATGTCGAATTCAGGCATAAGATCGATACGGGTTCTTCTGGCCAGAGCGATCAACATTTCTAATATAGAACAAGGCTCATCAGTCCAACTCATCGACTCGTAATCGACGAATCTGAATTCATTATAGCAGTCAATATAGTCATACCTTAGCTGCTTGCCATCCTCAGCCCTGTTACTATCCTTCGCAACTGACCAGACGAATTCCGTATCATAAAGAAAGGAGATAAGATTGGAATAACCGCTATGAGCTTCCATGTTCACAAGGTCGCACAGCCAAATATAATAGTCATCCGGCCATTCGAAATGTTTAAATGTCCGTCTCATAGGTACTCCTCCATTTATTCATCACCAAACATAGCTCCGTAGCTGCCGAACACTTTAGATATCTCGTAATCGACCTTCAGAGCCTCATTACGAATATAACAGCTGCTCTCAAGCGAGTTCTCAAACGACTCGAGGTTTGTGCCTCCAACCGTATCGACAATGCTCAAAATTTCATCTTTCTCATCAACTAGTGTGCCATCTTCCATATAATAGCTGAGCTCTTTTTTGTCGTAACCAAGCGTCACGCTGTCAAAGTCATCTATGTCTATGAAATATGGCTTCTTGTTCTCTTCATCTTCTCTCGGATGTTCCAGAGCAGCAAGTCTGCTTTCAACGTCGTCGATTTTATTTGAGAACGTATGGTACTGGAGAGAAGAAGATGATATAGCTGTCTTCGCCGCATCCATAATATGACCGACTACTACAGAATCATCCTTCTTCTCTTCAGGTTCTTCCTTAATATATGTCTTTCTCATACTCTCCTTCATCGAATCGATTTCTCTGTCCGCTCTTTCGGACTCTCTTTTAGCAAAATATTCGCGGGAGCAAAGGACGCCGATCCCGGCACCGACGCCCAATGTTCCCAAATATGAAAGAAAGGAAACAAACTTAGTCATAAATATCACCGTCCTTAGATCCTATCCACGATAACGCCATCCAGTTTAGGGTCGACGAGGATCTTCTCGACATAGTCTCCGGCTCCCTCATCAAATACCCAAACCTTACGGATGTTGATCTCCATTTTGTCAGCAGGACCACCCTTTCTTGTTGACAGGCATCCTCTGACAAATGCTCCAGGAACTTCATCTCTGTCAAGACCGAACGCATCAAGGATCTCGAACATCATGATGCTTCCATTGCTGTAGAGGTTCTGGCTGCACTGGTTTGCGAGAAGATCGGCGATAAAGAGGTTATGGTTAATATCGTGACCGACATAAGCACCGCAACTCTCGTCAAATATAAACGCATCACCTGAGAGCTTACCATTTATAACTTCGGCACCCTTAACCTTGTGCTTCTTCTCTTTGCCGTTCTCATCTGTCTCGACAGTCTCAATATCCTCAGTCTTGATGTTGTTGTAGAAGCGTCTTTCTGCCTCTTCACCGATACGATTTCTCATATCATCTCTATATCTCGACAGAATTGCGTCTCTTCCGACCAAAGCCGTTAAAAGCTCTGTGTTGTGCTTTTTGAGGTCTTTAATATCCTTATACGTCGAGCCCATAAAAATCGCTGAGAGGCCAAATATAAAGGCTGTAGGGGCAAACTGACGGCACACTCTGCCAGTCGTGTGGATATACGCCTTTGTGAGCTCTCTTCTATATGCTTTCGTATCTGAGATAGACATGGTGATAGCGATTCCCTCATCACTTGTCTGATCGACTACTACATACTCGTCCTTAATATCCTCGACAGTAGCCTTATGCTCGTCAAGAATATCCTCAAGCCCTAGAGTCGCGATGCATGCGCTTACTGTGCCTGCGCCTGCAAGTACTCCGCCGAGAATAAAGCTGATCTCAGTCTTGTGCTCTGCTACTTTCCCAAATATAGTCTTGATGTTCATTGTTCGCTCCTTTTCTTAATCTAAATGCTTCCATCTTGGAAGGTGCAGTAAATATCCGCCACGGACTCTCTCAACACATGCTCCTGTCATGTCAGTGAGTCCCCAGTTATTGTCTGTGAAATTACCTGTACGGTTCATGATGTCGTTAAGGTCTGCTTTTGTGACTATGTGATACTCCTCAAATATAGCCATCATCTTCTCGAGAACCATCTCTGCAGGACCTCTTTCACGGAATATAAGTTCCTCATCATTGAACCCAATCTCTTCGCGCCTGTTTCTACTCCTTTCCGGCGCACTTCTATGACCACTCTGATTCGAGTAGTTGTTATAGGAAATATAAGTCTGATTCGGCTTGCTTGAAGTTCTGCCTGTTCCGCCGAACAGAAGCATATCCAGACCTTTGTTAGCAAGTTCAAATATAGTTTCTTTTACTGATGGTATCAGGACGTCCTCTATGAGGTAGTTTTTAACATCCTGAAGGTCTCCGTTCAGAAGAATATCACCAAGCTTCTTGCCGACCGAGCGTCTTCTGGTTACGAATTCATCACCTTTGAGAATGCTCTCGACCTTCTTCTCTTTCGGCGTGTCTGGCTTGGTGTCATAAATGGTAGGCATGTTTACCTGCGCCATAAAGTTTCCTCCTTTTAGGCAAAAATATAAGAAGATGTTACAAAAAGAGAGAGTCCATGTATTAAATACACAGACTCCTCAGTTTCTACTTCAGGAAGTCCTCAATGTCTTCCTCTTCATCTACTAATTCCGGATCTTCAATCTCTACGATTTCATTATCTTCTACGTCTTTTACTACAGGTTCAGCAGATTTATTGCTGCCTTCTTTGATCATCTGGACAATCTTATTGGCTGTTTCTACATATGCCTTTCCCTTCTCCAGCGTGTCGCTTACGCTCTTAGCGCAGACTGCTCCGAATGCTGTAGCGCTGCCCCACTTTGCAACCTCAACACAAATTTTCTTTGTGTTATCGAGGTTCTCCGGTGTGAACTGCTTTGCAGCTTCGTCGATCAGTATCTTTGCGCCCTTTGTCGCTGCTGAAGTGAGTGCAAATTTTCCAACCTCATAAATTACTTCCATATTAGTCATCATAGTTTTGCTCCTTTCTATCGACGCCAAAATATAATCTATTCATAGGACTGTACGCCCTCCATTATAGGCGTTGTAAATCCTGTGACCCGGCGTCAATCAGGACGAAAAATAAGAGGCTTTGTTACAAGCCCCTTAAATCTCGTTACCATATTAAATTGTCTAATAAATACAACTATTTGACTTCGGCAGTTGCCATAACAACCTGCGGAGTAGCCTTCTTTGCTTTCTTTTCTGCACGGATCTTCTTGAATTTCTTAGCTCCCTGAACAGCGCCGATTGTTAATGCGGCTCCGGTCACGAATCCAAGACCTACACAGATCATTCCTTTGCAGTCAGCTTTCTTTGCTACTTCCTGTGCTGCAGTGTTAACGGTCTCCATCATCATTTCCTTGTTATCCATTTTAATGCTCCTTTCTTAGATAGAAAATATGGTTTAGATTTTGGTTTTCAATACCCTTCATTATAGGCGTTGTAAAAGTTGTGATTTTTGCGAAAAATATTAGTCCTCGGCAAGAGTACCGGGTTCGTCCAGCAAATTTACTGTAGGTATTTCATACTTTACACTTACTGCAGGCTCGTCAATTGAGAATATGGAGGCCCGACATAGTCTATCGAGCCTCCTGTTCAGTTCCTTAAGTTCTTTTACGATAGCCTGCAGCTCTTTTTCAGCTGCCATTAGCTACACCTCCGACCATCCTGGATTTCTCTGACGATAATATTCGTCAACTTCTTCGTCCGTATAATATTCCTCTTTCTCACTAAAGAGTCTGGGTTCTTCCCTGACTCTCAGCGCAGCAACCTTCCTTCCACTATCAAGCGTGTGGAAGAATGGTTCGACATGGATGTTTCCTGTGAGTTCATTGCACCATCCGAGCTCGTCATCTCCGGTTGTCGACATCAGATTAAACGTGTCACACCATTCCGATTTGGAAATATCATGACCGCCATTCATATGGTCATTCAGATCATTCACTTTTGATCTTATCGTGTCGAAGTCCATATAAATATACTGGCCGCTGACAATATCCAGAAATGCTGTTCCGGTATAATTGATCATCGGTTCCGGCGCATTCTTGAGTTTGTCTTTTAAGACTTCCTCCTGCGCCTTGTTGACCTCCTTGTCGCCAAATATCTCTCTTGCTTTTGCTTCGAATTCGTCTCCTTTAGACTCATACATGCTTGCAAGAGCTGCGGCTGCTGCGTATCTCTGTTCCTGCTTAGTAAGGCCTGCGAATGCACATGCGATTGCGAATACGCCCGCTGCCATACACGGTCCAAATATACGTCCGTAGTCTTTCCAGGTAAGTTCTTCGCCCAGATCCTTAAGTCTCTGGTATTCCATTCCGGCCTGAATAGCCAGACCGATGGCTCCTACTGTTGCTCCTGCCGACATTCCAATAAGTGCTTTCGGCATGAATTTACCAACATTAAACATTACCTTCTTGCCAACTTTGAATAATTCATTCTTCATTTTGTTTCCTCCTTTTATTGGCACAAATATAAGTAAGGAGGACCCAAATGAGTCCTCCTATTATAGGCAATGTAATTCCTGTGAATCTTTGGTGACATCTATATCCACATCCACGTTGAGCATGGGCTCGAGGTTGCATCTCAGAATATGGATTCTGCCATACTGAGTGTCTTCAAACTCATCAAGGAACTTGAACTGAATATGCCCGAAGAACGATTCATTGTAGTAATGGTAGTCCGCATAGGTATCATCAAGGAACCAGCCAATCTCCTCGCATTCTGGCTTATCCCACTTAACACCTCTGAAGTGCTTCAGAAGGAACCAGTAGTGCACCGGACATCCCTTACTGAGAATATCATTCATAGACTTCTCAGCGAACTCAAGCTCGCCTGGAGTTGCTTCGAAATATTGGTCTGTTATTGGGTCGTACATCAGAAGCGCATTTGGATCTCTCATCGTCTTCGGAGGCGGGTTCTGCAGAATATGATCATGAGTCACAGCCTGCTCGATGTTACGGTCGTTCTCTTCTCCGTAAAGCTCACGGTTCTTTACTCTGTACTCCTTGTAGTGCTTCTTCCAATACTGAGCTGTAGCTGCCATTGCAACCTGCGAAGAATATCCCTTGACGGATCCCATGAAGCATCCGAATGCAAGAGACATTCCGAGCCCTGTTCTCCAGTAATACTTACCGATGGTCTTAGCTTTCTCTTTAAGGGGAACTGAGCTATCATTGAAATATGCCTTACCATAGCCATCCTCGCAGATGTCGAATGTGGACTTTATGCCGTCCACTGTTGCAGCTGCTCCAAACGCCATGCCCATACCTACAAATATAGGCGGAAGTGCCTTTGTAATCTTATCAGTGTTCATTGTTGCTCCTTTCCGTGTCTCTGTACGGCCTTACTATCCTTATAGGCGCGTGCAATTCTCTGCAGACTCTATTAAGTCTGTCTGCCATAAACTCTGTCTTGCTGAAATATGCGTACGGATTATTGTTCAAATAATCCAAAAGATGTCCATTTGATTCGAATCCAAGTTTCAGCATGATCTCGTGATACGTCATTCCTGTAACTTTAGCCACTTCAGTAATCGTGTCAAATATGCCATGATGCCTGCTTGCCACAGGAATGATTCGGTAATAACTCATCTTCGCTCCTTTCTTAAATTGTGGCAAAATAAAAGAGACATGCATTATGCACATCTCTCGTAATATGAGTTGTAAAAGTTGTGAATCAGTCGTCGTACAGAGGACAGCCCTGCCTGCACAATGGATAGTCACCACCACAGGCACGGCATCCCTCCGGAATATAACTCGGATCGTACTCGTCCCAGCCAACCTGCTCGGACAAATGCAGATTCTGCTTTGCGTACTCCATGTTTTTAACTATCAGAGGATCTAACCCTCCGTACGGATCTTTTTTCTTTCTTGCCATAATTCTTCCCTCCTGAGAGGAATTATAGCACTTTATCTCTACTGTGTCTTCTGTATTCGAAATATAAGATACTGCTGGTTAGGTATCTCCTCAATTGGCACATCAATTTGAAGCCTCATGGTTTCTTCGTTTGGATTCATAAGATCCAGATAGAATATACCATCCGGTTTTTTAGTCATGATGTTTCTGGCGTGCACCATTCCGAGGATGAACATCAAAAGAGCCAGCAGGAAGCACATGATAAATATAGTAATAGTGCTCATCTAATCCTCCATCATAATTCCAATTTTGTGCTGTGATTTAAGTTTGTCGTACAATTCGTCTAGGATGAAGTCAAAGTCATCCTGGCGCATCCTGTGATAGTCAAATATCGTTTGAGCGAATTTGACGTTGTAGTGTGTCAATGTATCAGTCAGTTGAATTAAGAAACTATTAGCATTGATGATAAGTATTGTCAGTTCCACGTCTGGATGCTTTTCCAGCCAAGCTAATAAATCATTCATTTTTTTCTCCTCCTCTATTATTACCAATGAATATCTATTTTTGTAACAAACCCGTTTTTCTTGAGATATCGATCAAAAAACTGCGATACAACTTCGTCGAAATCCTTAGTTGTATCTCTGCAATATGCAGCATTCTTATCTAAGCAAATATAACAACCTATCTCATCCCGATTTGTGATGTTCTGTATGTAAGCTCCATCGCATCTAATAGAACCGTCCGGTTCTATTAAATAGCCATAGAAAAGATCTTCTCGATAATATATAGACCCTTGCTCTACGGTGTCGAACAACATACTTCGAATTTCTTTGCGATTACATCGATCGAATGAAAACGAGAATCCATTGTTGTCCTTTACAATTGTTGAAACCTTTGAACGTATATCACCAGCGTATCGGCCGCCTATGGTCCATGAGTCCCAGGAAAATGTCGTAGTATCATCTTCGCGTGCATCATACGGATCCATAATTTCTTTAAGGTCGGCATTAGTTGGGCACTTATCTGTGAACAGTAATATCGCTCCGTGCATTCTTTTCCTCCTCTATTTCAAGGTACTTATCGATGTACCATTTAGCTTTACGAATATCCTCTACACCATTCTTGTTACGATGACGGTAAATATACTTCTGAGCATTGCAGATGCAGAAGTTCTGTACTGCTTCGTCACCCTGAGTCTCACGCATTACATCAATACACTCGAATTTACCTGTTTCGTAGTGAGATGGGTGATTGACGTTATCTTCTGGGTCTTTCGGCAAATCAAACCATTTATTGTACAAAATACATAATAGCCTATCTTTAAATACTTCTGAATGCCCGCATTTTTCGTCCAAACATTTTTGAGGTGCTTCTAAATAACAAATCGGAGCATCTTGATTCTTAACATATTCCTGCATTGCTTCGTCCGACTCCGATACTTTACTAAAGCCACAAACTGGGCATAAATATGTGTAGGTTTCAGTATTAGATTTTATAACTTTTGGCTCCTCGCGGATTAAATGTCCCTCTCCGCATGCGGGACAAATTATGTCGGTCTTAACCATGTTGTACATATATATCACCTCCTAACCTTGTCGCAGAAATACTTGATCATGTCAGACTCACCCCTGATAAAGTTTTCAATTTACTACATTCTCCGTTCTCAAGATCACAGTCAGATACTCCGTCCGCGCCAAGTTGGCAGTAATTTTTCCATTTACCATTTTCCCAGCATGTATCCGCAAATATACAATCGTCGTTGAATATTGGCATCTCGTCTACTAAGATTTTCATATATAATCACCTACTTTCCATCCGGATATGATCCCTTTGTGTTTGAGTGAGTCCATGATCTCATCCACGTTTTTCATAACTGTCAGAACGACTGGCATGCAATTACCGCTTTCATACATAGCCTGGTAGTCATATGGCTGGCAGAAACATTCGTCAAGAATATCGATCATCCAGTCGCCGCTATCGTAGATTGTCATGTTGAACGTAATATCTTTATGGACTCGCTTACAAAAATACCACCAATGATCTTCGCCAGAAATAAATCGGCGAAATCCGTTAAGTTTCATAGTGGCCTCATCCAGAATATGAACTTTTATAGCAGCATTATTGCCATGTTCATTGATCTCGACAGGTTTTCCTAAATATGTGCCAGTCATTGTCCACCTCCAAGCTGTCCGATTATCCACATAAATGCGCTTGCGTTTGGAGCAATCGACCATCCTATAATGTGATATAGAGCGATTCCAAATATAACTATGCCTATGAGACCTGACCACACTGCAGTTAACACCATTGCACACCATGTTGATTCGTCCCAGTGCATAGTCCCCCTTACCCTGCGAACACTATCCAGAGTATTCATCCATTCGTTGCGCACGTATGGCGGAAATCCATCCGGCATCATTCCAGAGTCTTTAAGTTTCTGATCTATTTTTCTGACTAAATCCGGATATATTGCAAGCGCCTCATTATCGTTTTTACGCATCCAAAGAAGCTTAACAGTGAAGCCAATAGCAACTCCAATAAATATAAGAGAAATGGCCAGCCAGATCGAATGCTTAGCGATCTGATAACCGGCCATTTCAGGGATGAGTTTGCTTGCTGTTGTGCCAAGCTTGTCGCATAGGTTGTTTATTATGCTATTTACATCACTACTATTCATTTCTCTTCCTCCACTTGGTATCCGCACAGGCAATACCATCTTATCTTCCATTTGTTGCCCTGAATATGCAGCCAGTCATCCATCATGAATCGTCCGCACTTCGGGCATTTTTTGAGTTCGAAAGTATATCTAGCCATTACGTGCTCCTTTCTCTGAATCGCAGTATTGTATCTCAACATACTGCTTTTTCATAGAGACATAAACCTCACTATATTTCGGCAAAAGTGCAACTAGCACCTCTCCAATTGTTTCCGTATTGCTGCTATGTATTGTTATCTTTCCGTTATTCATCGTCTGCTCCTTTACTTTATCTTTGCATAGACATCAAGATACGTGCTATCGAAGTAATCTTCGACCTTATCCAAAAACCAAGGCTGAGATTCTATTATTTCCCAGCCTTTATAGTAATTCCAGTTGCCAGCACCAAGTCTGCAATGAATATAAAGCACGTCTGATCGACCAGCGTACTTATTCCATAATTCATATTGCTGAAATACTTCTTTTTTAGCTTTCTTGATGACATATTTAAATGCTTTACGTTTCTTACCGTGAACTCTATCCCATCGAATATCAATAGGATCCATATGGTTTATACCGCCATTTGCATATCTAGGTAATATGCAATAATACTCGATAAGCCTATCAGTTCGATCGGACAACTCCGACATACACGAGTTCCAATCGAACGGAGGTATGGACTGACAAAGATCTGCGCATCTTCGAAGACCATCTTCTCTGGCCATCACCTTAAGCTCCTCATCAGATACAGGTTTTTCATCTTTCATTAGTCTAAGACCTCTAAGCCTTGGAATTTCTATTCCATTGTCTTTCATAATTTGACTCAAATCATCGATCTGTGCATATGCTCCTAAATCCATTGTTTTGCTCCTTTCATTCTATGTATCCTCCTAAATATACCTGGGTTGAAACTTCAAAATCCGGATCTACTCTCAATTCATATGTGTGATCGAGTATAATTCCTTCTATATACACCTGAATACACCGAATATACCAAAAGTCTTCCCCAAGCATTTCTTTTATATCAGCATTGAATTTCTCAACGGCTTCCTCTGCTTTTTTTCTTGATGAATACACACCTAGAAGATAGTTTTCGGAACCATAGCGATGAAGATATCCGTCAAAACGCACTAAATACAACATGGTCTTATCGTCCATTATTCGCCTCCGTCTTCTTTTACCATGTCATGCACATTTTTTATCATTGACTCCACAAAAGCCGTCATTTTATCAATCGCACATCCGTCAATTACATCACATGGGCAAAGTTCCAGTTTGCAAATATAACTTTTGCCAAACTTAATTGATTTGCCACATTTTCGTGGGTTTTTGGCTTTATCCATCACTTCGCCTCCACAGGCTGCAGCCAATCACGGAGCAGTGTGTACGGTACACCGCGTCTTGATTTAACCCCGTGAAGTCTGTACAGATATACACCACGAAGTGTTCTTACGTGCTCAATATAAAAGCTCTTGCCATTGAACTTCTTTCTTAGTTCAAATGATCCGCAACGATCAAGGGGCGGAATAACGATAGTTACCTTGTCTCCTACGCCCAGCTTAGGTTCTCTTTCAGTTCTTTCCATTTCTTTGCTCCCTTTCCTTATCTATGAGTATCTCACTAAGACACTCGGCAATCATATAAAGGTAATTAGCAAGTTTGTAAGGATCCTGCCAAATATCTTCTTTTACACCGCCGAGGTTTTCAGTGATTCTATCCATGTTCTCTTTATGCTCGTTCAGTTTGTCTCTAGTCATCTTTTCTCCTATTCGAACTCCGGTACAATTTCCTTAAGCTGGAAAATATCAAAGTTCGTCATGACTCTTGGATCATTGCCGTCCACATAGACGACTCTGAATCTCTTTTCGTTAATGGCATGGCCTTTTATAGCCTTACCTCTGTACCATGGCTCGTATCTCACAATATCACCAGCCTTGACTCCTTTAGTCTTTTCACGAATATCGAACATTCTTTTGTGGTCGCACAGACCATCAGCATACTCGAGTGTTGTCTTGAATGTGAATACAGCCATTAGTCTTCCTCCTTAGGTTCATAGTTTATAGGTTCTCTGGTAGATTCTCTGCCGCCGACCTGTAAGCACTCATTGCATGGGTCTTTCCATCCGGCAAGTTCTGCATACTTGCACTTCTCGCAATATGCCTCAAATGCTACGAATTTAGTGTTCATTACATGCTCCTTTCTTCTCTATAACAAAGACCGGAGGAAAGTCCCCCGGTCTGTTTGCACTCTTTTTAGTTCTCCAACATGAGAACTGGTGGCTCTTCTGCCAGTCAGAATATCTCTTCCTGGATACACTTGAGCCAGAAATATAGCCCGCGATAAACGCGAGCCCTACTATGCAGCATACTTTACTGTCCATACGCCCTCCTACATCGAAATATCGAATGACAGTCCAGGAACAGCTGTTGCCTTGGATGCCTTGTCGGATATAGCCTTGTAGATTGTGACCATGTTGTCGAGTCCCTGCTTGTAGTTGTCAAGGATATCGTCCATGTCCTCACGGAGCTTGTCAGACGCCATCTCCTTCGCCTCCGCAAGAGCCTCTTTCTTAATATCATCGATACTAAGTTTTCCGACTCTATTGGCGATAGCTGACTTTACTGAGCCTGCCAGAATATCCTTCTGGTTCTTGACTTCAGCACCGACTGCGTTTGCTATTGTGCTCTTCTGAAGATCCACAATATCATTAGCTGCATTAGCCGCAGCTCTCTTGATCTCCTGGTCAACAGCCTTGCTGACGTACTCCTTGAGATATGGGTCATCGAGGTCGAGATGAATATGATCTGCGAGAGAGTCGATTGCCGCCGCTGCCTTCTTCTTGTTGTGAAGTTCGACGAACTTGTAAGCTGTAAAGCCTACTGCTCCGAATGCGAATGTTCCTGCCATGATCTTTTCTGCTGTGTTATTCATTGTTTTGCTCCTTTCAGTTATGTGAAATATATGATTAATCGCAATATGCCGGAAGAGGCACAATTAGTGTCGGTGTAGGGAATATAATCTCGAAACCTGACTTCACGCCTTTGATCTCAAACTTGTCCAATGCGGACTTGTCCCAGCCAATTTTCCCGTCTTCTGCTGATACATCGCCAATTCGGCAATACATTTTGAATCTTGCCATGCTTGTTCTCATGAACAAATCGCAATCTTCGTACAGTCCGTCAAGCACTTCAATTGCAAGGGCCTTCGACGGAAATATAATTCTTTCGTAGTTTCTTGTCGGAACAGCTGAGTTATACTCTGTCATCTCTTCTCTCCTTTCAATATTCAATTGTGGCAAGTAATAAGGAGCCTTGTTAAAGCTCCTCAATTTCGTCGAGTGATACAATGTAATCACCGAGCGTGTTCTTAATTAAATCTTTCTGGTTCTCATTCACACGGACCAAATATACAACATCCTTACCTTTTCCAGGCCTCTGTTCTTTGCTCGTTCCCCAAAGATGTACATCTTCGTACGGCAAATGCCCAAAGGCCAGGAATAGAAGTTGATACTTTCTTGATCCTTCCTGCGTGAGTACCAGTTTGAATATCCTTTTGTTTTTACGTCCGATTATCTTCATTCTTCTGTACCTCCCTCATTATAGGGAGTGTAAAAGTTGTGATAAAAATCAGGAGCCCTGCTGTTTCCAGTAAGGCTCCTTCTGCATTATGTTCCTGTCAGAAATATACTCGAGATACTCCTCACGGCTAGTGAAGAGCATCATCTTTTTGTACATCTCCACATAGCCCCAATAGCCGTAGCCATCCTTGGAGTATTCTCCGAATATAGTTCCTGCCATTTTAGATCTTAAACCCTTCCTTTCCAACCTTCTCGGCAACCTCTGTTACGCTTCTGATGATGCCGATAGTTCCGTCCTCATACTCAACTGTGACAAATGCCCCTACGATCGGCTTGTCCAGAAGATCATCGAATGTGCTTTCTCCAGTCATCTTCTCCCAGTCCTTTACAGGAACAGTCTTGAATGTCTTGTGCTCCCACACAAGGATTCCGACATAGCCGGCAATGCATGCCGCAGGAACTGCAAGTGCTATGATCGCGCCTTTGTTTTCCTTTACCTTCTTTTTAAGTTCGTCCATCTTTTTCATCTTTGGTTCCTCCTTTAACGATGAGTTAGAATTTATTAGGCAGAAAATATACGAGATGATTTACTCAATCTCGTATACATCGTTACCGACTATAAAGTTGTAGACTTCATTGATTGTCTTGTTTTTTAGTACTCTCGGGTTCAGTCTGCATGCTGCTGCGAATATAATCATCAGCATGTTCAGGATTCCCAGTACAAGCATAAACACACTAAAAAAGCTCATAGTATAATCTCCTTTCACATATACAACCTATGTATCGCTCACTATAGGCCTTGTAAAAGTTGTGAAAAGCAAAAGGAAGAGGATAAGTTTATCCCCTTCCAGTCCATCATAAAATATCATCGGCCTTCATAAGCGCCATAGCCTGTTCAAGCGCAGCAATCTCTTTTGTGAGCTGCGCAACACGCTCTTTACGCTTGTTGATAGCTTCGATCATTTCAGTCAGGACTGTAGTAGTCTCTTCCTTATCCTCTTCCACTGCAGGTTCTGCAATTACAGGTTCTTCTTCGACTATTTCGAAATTCCCGTCAAATATATCCATAACGGATGTATCGAAGAAATCCGCAGCGCGCTTCTTCATCGATTCGAATGCATCCTCTCTAGGAACGGTCTTTCCGCTAATGTACTTGTAGATATATGTTGGATTAATGTCCAGCACACCGCCAAGATCCTTATAGGTAAAACCATTCATTTCAGCAAGAGTCTTCAAATTTGTGAAGAACTTTACGCTATCTCTTCTTCTGATTTCTCTATCCATTACGTTTCCGTTAGTATTCCAATAATAAGCCATGATAGTCTCCTTTCGTCATTCATAGCATTGCATCGTCTTGCATTATAGGCGTTGTAAAAGTTGTGAATGAGGCAGAAAAACATAGGCGATGCTATTTATGCACCGCCTAATTTCTAGAATACATAGTAATTTCCAACTCTTGATGGCTTAGAATGTCCAAGTTCATTAAGTCTTTTGATCATGCCATTAAATCTTTTTCTTGTGGTTTTAAAAACAACTATCACTCCGTTATCCGATTCAGGAAGTTCTTCTCTATTTGAAATATCGGTCATCTTTACGATTGCTCCGAACTCCTTAAGAACATCCACGAATGTAACAACGTCCTCATCGCTCCACTGTGAACTAGTGTAAATAACATAATTCTTCTTAAACATTTCAATTCCTCCTATTATTAAATTGTGGAAATATAGTTCTTCATTATAGGAGTTGTAAAAGTTGTGAATCGTGCCAATCCTTTCGTAGAGGCTTCATCTTAAGTGCCCACATGAGCCTTCTGATCTCTACCGTAGGATATAGACCGTCCGTACCCTTCTCAGCATGCTCAGAAAAATATGACTCAAAGCCTTCCTGCCTCTGCACCTCATCTGCAAGCCATGAGTCGATCGGCCCATACCAGAATATCTTTAGCTTTCTGTTGCATCTCTTCTGCACTATCGCAAGCCCAAGCTCTCCTTTCCGTATAAGTGTGCACTGAGAATATAAAGGATGGTCGCACTCGTATAGGTACCTGCGTGTTGTGAGCGCTCCTCTTGGTTTAGTTGTGTAGTATCTCATAGGCAAAAAATATAGGCGGTGTAAAAGTGCACCGCCCGAGGTTTAGTTAATTCTTACAGTCTTGGTCTCACCATCCACTTCTCGTAGATACTCTTGAGTGGTGATTCTGAACCGTTCATATATATGGCCACGCCATTAACGGCTAATGTGGTCAGGCAAACCAGCGCAGTCTGTGCAATCGGTTTGTTCCACCATCTGCAGCCCTCTTTCGCAGCCAGTTCTCTGACATACATGTCGCGCTCCTTGACTTCGAGTTCACGATCTCTTGCTTTGCTTTCGCTCTGAGATGCTTCTTCCTTAATATCAAGTTCCCTTTCCCTGAGCTCAGATTCCTCCTCTCTGAGTTCAAGTTCTCTTTCCTTGAGCTTAAGTTCCGCGGTTCTCTTAGCTATGCTTTCAAGATACTCGCAATTCTTTCTGTCTAGCTCTGTATGCTTAATATCAGAGTCCAGATCACGATTGAGTTCTGCCTGATAGATTTTCCATAACTTTTCGTATGCATCTACACATTGGCTGAATTCGCTTGGTCCACTTTTCTTACCGTCAGTGATTGATACACTTCTCGGCGCGGTCATAACTTCTGTCCGAAGCCAGTCCAAAGTCTTCTCAAGTTCTTCTCTTAAAGTTTCGCTTGTGATTTCGTAATTCTCGTCCATTAGTCTTCTCCTTTCGAATTACACCTAAAGCCTTCTAATATAAGCGTTGTAATTCTTGTTAGGAGCTTTTCGCGAAATATAACCCTGTCAAGTTGCGGTTCTGCCGTTCCTTTACCGGGCTTTATTACCCCGTTTCCAATCTCTATCCCGAAATATAACCCCAAAAGCTCGTACAGCTCCTCTAGCATCTCCTCGTTCGGAGCCATGTCTCAAATTCCTCCTTTACTATCCTATACGGCTGGCCTGAAGTTCTTGGAAGAACCGGGCATCCTTTGGTGTTTAAAAGTCTGGTTGCTTCCTTTCTCGAAAAGCCGTATAATTCAGTTACTTCTTTAATACCTATTATTTCAATATCTGTTTGCATCTTACCCCTCCTTAGGCATAGTTATCGGTGAGGAAAATATAACGCCTTCGGAGAATCCGGTCAAAAGCACAAATATGCACGCATCGGAGCAAGATGGCAAACGTTCTAACTCATCGTTAAATGTCTGAGCAAGACGGACGATGATGGAACACAGAGCACTTTATAAAGAACAAGGCAAAAATTAAAAGCCTTGTAAGAAAGGAGAAATAATGGGTAGCATTTTTAAAGACGGTGCTCGCTGGAGAGGCCAGACAGTAGTTAATGGTAAGAGAAAATCTGTATCGGGCAGAACTAAAAAGGAGGTTGAAAAGAAACTAGCAGAGCTCACAGTAAAACCTATAGAAGAGCGTACAAATATAACTGTACAGGAGTGGTGTGAATACTGGCTTAGGACTCGGAAAGAGCCGGTTCTGACTGAGCAGTCTTACATAAGACTTGAAGCCCAGTTCAGAAACCATGTCTTTCCGTATGTAGGGGGAATGAAAATTGAAGAACTAACTCCGTACATCCTTGAAGAGATGTATGCAAAAGTTTTTCAGGAAAAATCCGACGGGAAAAATTACAAGGTTAAAACCTATTCTCATTCCACAGTAAACGGACTTTCTGTACAGTTTAAAAAGTGTCTGCAGTTTGCAGTCGATAGAAATATCATACAGAAGAATCCGCATAACGGCGTGGAGCTTCACAAACTTAGACCACCTAAGAAGATTGAAGCGTATACCGGTGCTGACCAGGTGCGGATAGTGCGTGCATGTAAGGAGGGAAAGGAGGCAAATGAAAAGCTCTTTTACTTTCTGATCAGCACGGGTATGCGTTTCGGAGAGGCAGTTGCTCTGACGTGGGATGATGTAAATATAGAAACCGGAGAAGTGTACATCCATAAAACAGGAGTGGCTATACACGGCTCCATGATAGTGCAGGATAAGACCAAGACAGTGTCCGGCACAAGAACAATTTACCTTGCCCCGACAGTTCTTAAGTGGCTAAAACATCACAAAGCCACTTTAGACGAGGATGCAAACTACCGCAATCTTGTATTTCCTAACAGGAATTACAATGTGATTAACCAGCAGAATGCGATCCTCGCCTGGAAAAAGTTCTGTATTAAAAATGATTTAGAATATAAAGGCATGCATGCTTTGAGGCACACCTTTGCGACCCGCGCATTAGAATCCGGGATAGATGTTAAAGTGGTTAGTAGTATTCTTGGACATAAAAATGTCATCACTACGATGAATATCTATCAGGATGTAATGGCGGATCAGAAGATAAAAGCAATTCGCACCATGGATGCACTGTTTTAATCCGATAACCTACAAGGCATCAAAAAGGTGTAATTTACTTCCTGTTTAACGTATAGGTATTAAAGAAGATAAACAGAAATCAAACAACAACATACACAACCGCTATTTATCAGCAAATAGTAGTAAAATGTATTTGACCGAGGTGGTTCATAGTATTCCAAAATTGGACACCTTGGTCATTCTTTTTCTACCTTTACGCACCAGGTTTACACCGCATGGTGCACATACTTTGTATCTGTATCTAAGACATCTGCAGGATCCTGCAGAGTCCAGGTACCGTTAATTTTCTTATAGCACTCTACCTCAACCCAAGCTCCGTTAATTTTCAAATATAACTTACTTGTCTCTTGAGTGCCTATTACAACGGCAATTGTAGCATCGCCATTTACTGTATAAGTGTAGGTGTAATACTCGGGATTACTTCCAGGTATTGAGAATGTTACTTCCCATGTGATACCGTAGAGTCTTCCTCCGTAATATCCTACAGTGAATCGTACTTTAGCATTCTGAAGCTCGGCTCTTGTCCAGCTACCACCGTCAATGGTAATGACATGATCAGATGTTGACGTGAAATGCGACTCTACTTTCAGAGTTGATCCAGAATATAAATCGACATCAGCCACATGAGTAGAGTCAACAGACGCATTCTCTCTTCTTCCACTTGCTCTTACCTCAACCGATTCAATCACAGCATTCGACGGAATGTCACTCATATCAAACGAATAAATTGCGTAACCCGTGGAGTAATCTGATGCGTAAACATTCGTTGAATACGTGTGAGGGTTCTCTGCTGTGTGACCTACAGGATATCCAAGATAATTCTCACCATTGTCGATCGAACCACCAGTCGTATACGACTCAGCTGTATAGCTTTTCAAACCGCCGGCGTAGTGAGGAATTAACTCAGATGTTACGTCCGTACCATTGTTAGTGATTGTTACAGGCTCAGACTTGTCTGTAGGAGTGATGGTGATAGTATATGACTCGTCCATGAAAGTGTTCTTCACGCCTTCAGGCTCAATCGTACCGTCACCTGTAAGAGCTGATGTGACGACAGCCGGATCCGGGACAGTATAGTCTACTTCAATCTCGGCTCCGTAAATATAAAAGCTGGCCGCAGTATTTCTCGAATTTCTACGACAATTTATTCTGATACCAAACTCATCACCATCATCACGGAACGTATTAAAGTCCTGAGTAAAAGAGAACTCGTGGACCGAAGCCGATGTTGTAATAGCGCTGCAATAAGCGTTACTATACGTCGCAGTTCCTTTACAGATTAATGGCCTATAGTTAGACGATGTGCTTCCACCAGTTTGTCTCGCTTTAAGCTTAATACTAAAGGAATTTATTACAGCGCCATCAGGAATGTCATTCCAGTTAAATCCTCTCAGGTAAATATAACGGCTATTTGTCGAAGCGGTCAGGTTACTGATCGTGGCGTACGTATCACTGTCAGTATCTGTAAAAGCATTAGTCTGATTGGTGACGCTCAAATATGATGTTCCGGCGGCGTTGTAAAGCTCGCTTGGAACAAGTCTTATCGTAGCCATTTACCCCACCACCTTAAAGTAAATATCACCATCGGTGCCGAGTGTAGAAGCCGGGTCTGTAGTTCCTGTGTAATATCTTTGTATTACTACTGTTCCCGTCACCTGATTCCCCGCCGCATTATGGGCAGTAACTCCTTCGAGCAATTTGTCAGCTGCGACGGTATCGGCTGTCAGGTCAAACTTAGTTGTCCCATCATACACAAATTTACTTACGCCCATAAATATAACTCCTATCCTATTGTGATGGTCTTACCGCCTGCTGAGTTGTCTGTCTCAACATACGGGATCGCGTTGACCGTAACCTGTGAGAGGTAGTTGTATCCGGTGTCAGGCGTTACTGTCTGAGCAGAAGCTGTCGGAGTTACAGTCTTGGACTGGGCCTTGACATCTTCCTGTCCTGACATAGTGCCTGTGACACCGAGAACTGTGATTCCCTCTCTGATGTTAGCAGCTATAAGCTTAGCCTGCTCTGTAGCGTCGATTGAGACTTTGCCCGAACCATCATGATAGCCCTGCTGAATCGTGTACTCGCCATCAACTGTAGATATAGTGCCTGTGACAGAGCCACGGTTAGGCATAGTACCTGTAAGCTGAGTTCCTCTTGCGTGGGCAGTTTTGCCGGCAAGTATCTCGGCTACAGCAGCAGTATCGTCTGATGTATCTGAGTCGAATGTGCAAGTTCCGGTGATCGGGGCACCTGACTTATCATGAGCCTTTACCCCGGACAGAAGCTTAGAGGCATCTACGGTGTCCGAGGTAAGATCGAATTTTGTATCGCCGTGATAGACGAATTTGTTTACATACTGATTGTTTGCCATTCTTATTCTCCTATAACGATTGTAGTTCCGTATTCATTCGAAACTTCGTAATATGGCTCCGGCTCTTTACTGACCGGCTTAATGATTCTTCCTATGATCGTCTGATCGTTAGGCGTGAGTCTAGCGTGTAGTTTGGCTGTATTAGCTTCGATCTTAGCCGATAATATACTCGGCCGCTGGTGAATCTTAGCCACTAAAACAGGGTTGTCAGATATGATCTGCGCGGTAATCATCTTAGTACACCTCTTCGTCTATGATGAGTGTGCCTTTCAGAATCGTATCGACGAAGCCCTCTGTATTAGTGTATTCCAGATCGTACTTATAGCTGCCAAACTTCTGAGACTTTGTATCCTCCGGCTCAAAATATAACCTCATAGTATCATGAGGAATCTCGCGGATGATGAAGCACTCTTCTTTCTTAGCTCCAAATTTCTTAGAAGCTGCGAATCTGAGCACTTCACCATCTTTGAGCTCATAAGGAGTTTCGATCTCTTTGCCAGTATCCTCGTCTTTCTTGACCTCGACCAAAGGAATCGTTACAAATCCACTATCCCCGCGGGTAATGGTTATTGTGTCGCCCTCTACTTTGATCATAATGTCTCCTACTTAGCATCTTCAGTCTTATCGAAATATCCCGTTGTCACAATCTTGACTGTCTGATAATGCGATCCGCCATCTTCCAGGAATTTAATCCCCGAAGCCTGAAGATCCGCCTTGAAATCTAAATATGCCTTAAACTCCTGAGGCACCGAAAACTGATAAGTTTCTTCCTTTTTATAATACATTTCCTACAGCAGTCCTTTCTTCTTAAGCTTCTCAACCCATTCTTTAATATAAGAATTACCGCCGCTGGAAATATAATGCTCATATTCCTCCCAGAATCTCTGACGCTCTGTATCGAGAATAACGGCTCCGTTTTCTACATCAGCAAGGAAACGCACAAGAAAATTCTTGCACGTCTCCATATCTACTTTATCGATCTTATCTTCCAGTTCGTTGATCTTGGTCGTGAGGGCCTTAAACTCGTCGGAAAGGAGTTTCTCAAGCCAGTCTTTGAGCGTCTTGTGCAAGTACCCTATACCTCCGATCAAACCAACTAAAAATACGATAAGTGCTGAAATATCATTTACTGTGAGATTGTCTAACATGGCGCACCTCACTTTGCTCTGAAGATGACAACGTACGGTCTCTTGACGCTAAGTTTCTTCTTACCATCAAGGTTTACATGTCCATATGTCTTCTCATACTGAGCTTCAAATATAACAGAGCCCTCTCCACGAAGGCATGTGTGCTTACTCGAACCGTCAGCCTTCTTGTAATACAGGATCGCATCGCCAGGTTTACTTACAGACCATGGATCTACGTTCTTGAATACAAGCTTCTGAAGATTTGAGTTTGAGTATTTAAACTGCTCATCAAGTCCGCGAGGATAGTCTTTGACGATTCCTGTTGAGTTCAGAACAGTAAATACAAATACGTCGCACGAAGCGCCTTTTCTAGGTCCATCGCCCCAGTGTCTTTTAGGAGCAACCTTATCCAGAGCGTTTTTGAATGCCACAGTAGGAGATCCGCCCTTCCATGCATACTTTGCTGCAGATGTGCCAGCAGGCCATGCAAGCTTTTCTGCCATGTCGACGATCTTATCAGCATTGGATTTCGCAATAGGAGTCTTGTCTGCTGTAGTGTGAGTGTTGAGGAATTTCTGCAGAGCTTTCATAGAGCCCTTTCCAAACTTTCCGTCAGCAGTCACTTTCAGAACCTTCTGCAAAGCAATACTGGTCTGTTTTCCCCAAATTCCATCCGGGAAAATTCCGAGCCACTTTTGCATAAGCTTTACTGTAGAAGAGCCTTTTGGATTCTCTGAGAAAGATACAGATTTAAGAGCTGAGTAATACTGCTTCATGGACTTATTCTGTGAAGATATAACTCCGTCCTTAGGAGCGCCTACAAATCTCTGAATAGCCTTTACAGTAGCGACTCCGCCAATACCATCAACCACAAGCTTTCCGTCAGGTGTGGTTGCCTTCTTAGGAGTTACCTGATTTCCTACTCTTTCAACGATCCACATCTTGTAGACTACGCCCTTCATAGAACGTTCATAGCTGTACCAGCCATCGTGCTTACGACCGCCGGAGTCCTTGCAATAGAACATGTGAAGGCCGTTCTCATACTTATATGCTGTGAATGCCACGTAGTGTCCGCAGGTTGTCCATGTAACTTTAGATGAGCCGCCTCTTCCGGATTTGAACAAAATAATACCGATGCGGTTGCCTTTGTTAAGTTCTTTAAAGGCTTCCGACATCGGATCATTGTAAATACGTACTACTGTTTTGTGGCCGATATGCTTTAGGGTCTCGGTGATTCCTTCCCACTTTGTGCCCTGACCGGCAATGGCGAATCCCTTCTTCAGCATCCATGGTCTGAGATTCTCAGGAGTCCAGTTGGCTTTAGCTTCTTGCTCCATTGCAATGTGTGTACAAGCAAGGAGTCCGCAACCAGCTCCTGAGACGGTGCATTTCTTTGTAGGATATGGCTTCTTAGCCCATGGGCCATCATATTGGCGATAGATTTTACTGTTCATTCTTTTCACCTTCTTCCTCATCGTATTCATCAGGAATATCATTGGCAAAGAATGTATCGCCAATATAGCCTTCTTTGAGCTCTTCTTTGTGCTGCCTCATTTCAGCTGTGTGCTGAGCAGCTACTTCTGTGTAGTCGTTGTTAAAATATGTTGTGATCACATCGACAATCATGCCACAGATCACAATTACAACCGCCACCGCAATGGCAAGCCAAGGAGCGTCAAGGAGTTTTCCAAGCTCTCCAATTGAGACCTGCCACATACAAAATGCGGTATAAATAGAAAAGGCGACCCTTGCGATCGTCCTAAGTACAGTTCCTTTGTTCAAGATTGGTTACCTCCTTATTTCCATTTATATAAGCTAAGAATATTAAGGTTCGACATTTTCGGTTGCTTCCTCTGTAGATGGTTCAGGAGGTTCAGGTGCTGGCACATGTCTAAAGCTCTCCTGAGCAATTAAGCGTCCCTCTTCATTAAATACGACTGCGGAATGAATATATACAGATGAGGTTGCCGCAAATTGAAGGACACCATAATAAGTAGATAGCGCTTCGTTTAACTCATTGGCAGTTTTTACGATGTTTCCCGCAGTACCATCAGTATTGGTTTGAAGTTCGATAATGAAATACATTGGTTACCTCCTTATTTCCATTTGCCTTTTACTTCAAGCTGATATGAATATATAGTTACATTCGCCGCATATGAGTTCCATAATCTAAATGTGACGTTAGTAGTATCAAAATTACTAACTTGTGTTGAGGTATATGCATTTGTGGCGGCGTTCACATTCGCATAAGTTATAGATGTAAAAAGGCCTGTTGGAAGTGCTTGCGATTTGGCGTTCCACGATGCATTAGAAAATGTGCCCGATGCCATCTGTGTGAATGAAGCTGTCCACGAGCCTGCCACATTCGCCCAACACTCTGCGGTACCATCAAACCATTTCCGCCATTCCCAAATGCCGTCAATGCCATAATCCTCTACAAAGTTTCGCATCGGAGTATTGTAAGGATATACAGTGCCATAACGATCTACCTTAAATGCTGTGCTTCTTGCGTAAGGAGACGAGCCATTTCCGATAACCAAATAAGAAACCGCATCAGCTTCATTGTATGTACCAAGAGCTAACTGGTTTTCTCCATTCGCCATCGTGCCTGTTCCCATCATGAATCCGTTTGCGCCACCAGATTCAGAGACATCGCTGCCAAATCTATACAATGAACCATTAACAGTAGTTGTGTAACCAAACTGTTCTTTATGTCCTACGTAACTGTCATCTGAAGTTTCGACCGAAATAGTCAGAACATTTGTTGACGCCTTATAAGCAACGGCCTCATAATCAGTACTTGTGGTTTTCGTAGTGCCTTTGACAAAAGAAATTGTTTTATAAGTCTGATGCCCGCCTCTCTTATAAGAAAGAACCCTAACTCTGAAACTTTCTCCAGTAGCAATCTGCGGCCAAATGTCTGGAAGTGCGTCTGGTAAGCTATAGCTTCTATTTTTTGTCGTGTATGAAGTTGACAAGCTGACATAGCGTTGTGTAGATGTAGAGCCGCCACTTTCATTGACTTCAAAAAACGGATTACCCGAAGATGAATATCCGACAATGGAGTTGCCGCTGATTTCGATATGCGATGCGCTATCAAGTCCTATCCTTGCCGTCTCTCCGTAGAATGCTACAGACTCATTGTCTTTGAATACTTCCATACCGTCAGAGTTGATGCCTACTCTATTGTTTGTAGTGCCTGATGGATGGATTGTTATACCAGCATTGTCTATGTGAGTAATGTAGGATGTAGCGGTTTCCTGAGCAGAATCGGTGTATGTGGACTCTATTAATGTGTAACCAGCAGTAGGCTCGGCCGCACTTCCAGCGGACCATGTATCATAGAGAGTCCAATATACGCTTTCAGCAATCGCCGTTCTTGATCCCTCATATGCAACTGTAAACTGATAGCCTGAATATGAATATGGACATTTTGCCCATAGTTCAACATCGACACCGCTCCCATCGGTAGACTTGTAGGCTAAAACAAAATGAGATAGGTCGATACCAGTAGATTTTGTGATCCACTGAAGCTCAGCGTTCTGAAACGCTTTATTGCCATCGGTTCGAATATGAGCCTTAAGTTGCCCCATATTTGTTGTTTGACTGAATCCACCAGCCGCAACAACATTGAATATTATGCAATCATCACGATATGTTGCAGATGTTCTTAAGCTCGCAAATTTGTACCACGGATTAGTAGTAGTTGAGGTTGACTGTCCAACCTGACAGCTTCTTAGCTTTCCGACAGTTATTGCTCCGGCCGCAATCTTATCAGCTGTAACAGCATTGGACGCAATTTGGCTCGCCGTAATAGAATTTGTTACGATGCTGCCGCCGTCAATGATTGTTGTATCAAGCCCTTTTGCATAACCGAATATCTTACTGTTTGATGGTGTGATGTCTGTAACTTCCATTACAACATACACAACCGTGTTGTTCATGTTAGATGCTTTTACACCGACACGGACCGTATCTCCGACTTGGATTCCATCAACGGATGTTACGAACCAGTTCAATAAAGCAGTATTTTTCGAATATCCTAATATCTGTGCATACGTGTACGATGCATCCGCACCAGTAGCCATTACTGTATGAATCGACTTTTTCGCATCGATCTCGCTTCGCGTATCTTCAGGAGCTGGAGTCCAATCTGTAGCCTTAGTTCCAATTTCAGCCTTAACGCGCCCTATTGTCATCTGCCCTGCGGTGGAGTTACGAGTGTCAAAATCGAGGGCAAAACCATACGCATTGCTCGAGAATGTCATAGTCCATTCAAACTTGCCAGTAAAGCCAGTAGGAATTAACTTGTAATTACTGTCCCAATCGACACTGGCATTTTCGTTCAGTCTTGAGACATATAACCTATGGTTTCCATCAGCTATGCTTTGCTCATAAATATAAGCAGAAAATGTCACCTTCGTCCCAGCTGGAATTACAGTATTCAGCTTTTGTTTTGGATAATCCTTCATCCAAACTTCACTACCATACTGAACTGTTACTCTATCTGCGGAGAATGTTGCCTTGCTGGCATTATTGTAATGATTGTCCCCGTTATAAATATTGTAATCCGAGCGTTTTACCAAATTACTTCCGCCAACAATGATATTGCTGTTCAGAATAGCACTTTGAGCATCCTCAGTCATCGCACCAACAGTAAGCGTTTTCGAAGCATTGATACTGGCAGCGTCTAATTTATCAGAAGTTATAGCATTGGCCTTTATCTGACTGGCTCCTATTGAATTTGTGAGGATATTTCCACCGCTTATTACGGTGGTATCCAGTCCATGCGAGGTCATATACACATAATTGCTATCAGAAACTACATTTGTCACGGTTCCTATGATATATACAGGTGTGTTATTCATATCAGACACAGTGACTTTTACTCGAACAGTATCTCCTACTTTTACGCCTGTTTTGTCACTAACATACCAAGAATCATTATGCCCCTCTTGAGCGTAGTTTAAAATCTGTTCGTAGGTATAAGAATACGCTGTAGTTAGTGTATGTATGCTTTTCTTTGTGTCTATCTCCGCTTGAACATCTTCAGGTGCTGGAGTCCAGTCAGTTGGTTTGTCGCCATATTCAAGTTTTGGATAGCGGACCTGTATGGTTGTATTGTTTGTGGCACATATATATGACATTGAGCCTGCAGATACTGAATCGCCTGTAGTAAATGTCCTCGAGTATCTTTTCCAAGATTTTGTCAAGACTGCGCTGCCCGTTTTATAGCTTTCCGCTCCGCCGTTACAATTCATCAGCAACGACTCTCCGCCAGCACTCCCTTTCGCCTCAATAGAAGCTGTATATGTGGTGTTTGGTTGCCAAACCCAATGACCATTTGCTGGTAATTGATATATTCGAGTTTCATTCGTTGCTTTAGTAAGAGTAACAACCCCGTTATTATTCGTGCCATTCTCAAGAACCCATGCGGATTCCTTTGTGGTAATAGTATCCGAGTATTTGTGAAGATTTCTCCCGCCAATTTCAAGATTGTCAAGGTTATTTTGTACAGCGCTCGCTGATCCTTTTGCATCATAAGCCGCGTCGGCACTGTTTTTGATAGCATTGAAGGTTGCAGTGCCGTCAATTTCAATGTGCTTAGCTTCTATTTTTACAGAATCCGAGGACTGGTTTATCGTAGACTTGATGCTTTCAATAGGAAGCGTATCTTCGTATCCGTGGCTTGTGCCTGTAAACAATGTCGCTGATTCAATTGAATTGACGGTTGTCTTTATATATACGTTGCAGACCCTTGTAGTATCCTTGCCGTATATATAAACGGTGTCTCCAACTCTTAGTCCCTCAGTACTTTCAACGAACCATTGCTCGCGATGCCCTTCCGCTGAAAAACTTTTAACTTGATCTAATGACCATCCAGTACCCTGTGAAATCTTTCCCGAAGTAACATACTTAGCAGAATTAATACTACTTACTTCAGAAGTAATAGCGTCTGTTGTAATTTTGATGTCAGCCTTTGCGGAGGATACTTGGGTATCTGTATAATTTCGAGCGTCTTCGGGAGCTAAGCTCCAAGCAGTAGGCTTAGTGCCTTTTTCTATTTGAACATAGCACTCATCGTCTCCGTTTAACCATGCATCAATCTTATCGCCAGCCCAGTCGATAAACTCAACACATGTGCGCATATATGATGACCCATCTGGAACCACTACTGTTTTCAATGCATAGCCTATGGACATTCGGCCTGATGATGTTCCTTGTGTAACTGCTTTTTCACTATCATAGAATATGAATCCTGGCCACCAAATACCTGTATTAGCCGATTCAGGCACCCATACTTGATACAGAAGAGTCTCGCCAGCAGTTACTGGTATAAAATCTGTCGCTATGCAGTTTATATCATATCCTAATGAACCATCCGACTTAGGATAGTAATGCTTCGTAGCCTTAGAAATAGCAAATAAATTTCTACCACCAATCTCAAGGTTCTCAAACTCTATCTTAGTTGTATAAGTCTGAGACATAGACAGATTAATTGCATCAGCTTTTTGGTCTATGGCCGAGTTCATCTGAGCTGTTGTTGAATATGATTTCAACTTTTCAGTTGTGTCAGCTTTTGCATTTGCTTCAGCGGCGTTAGCTTTCGCCGTAGCATCTGCCTTTGCATTTCCCTCAGCCGTATTAGCATAACCCTGTGCCTGAGTCTGAGTGGCAAACTTGCTGTCGTTTGAAAGCTGTGACACCTTTGTAGGAACAGAAGTCTTTGTAGCGTATGTGCTCGATACTTCAGACTTGATGTTGCTTTCCGTCTGAGTCAGCGCTGATTTTGTAGCGTAGGTTTCTTCAACAGTACCCTTGTATGCATCCAAGTCAGCTTGAGCATCATCGCCAGCTTTCTTAGCGGCCGCCACTGCTTTGTCATTAGAAGTCTTGTATGTATCAAGATTGCTCTGCGCATCTGTTCCAGCTTTCTTTGCCGCCGCAACAGCAGAATCGTTCGAGGTCTTATATGTGTTAAAATCTGATGTCTTATGGTATGTCTGAGACACCGTAGTCTTGAACCCACTCAAATCCTGCTCTACCGAAGAAGTCCTGTGGACAATATCCCCAGCCTTCGTGGTTCCGTCAGCGTTAGTGCCGAGCGTTGTAGTCAACTGAGATATTGTCGAGCTGTTGCTTGTGGCAGTCTGCTTGACATCATTTACGGTTTGAGTAAGAGTGGTTACGGTCGAGCCGTCAGCTTTGCTCTCAACAGTTTCAGTCAGATCAGATATCGCTGCCTCATTTGCATTGGCCTTCTGACTGACACTATTAACTGTATTGCTGAGTGTTGTGACCGTACTGCTGTCGGCCTTCTTCGATACAGTAGTCGAAAGTGTGCTTATTGTCGCAGAGTTTTCATCAACAGTCTGCTTGACCTCGTTGAATGTAGTCTTGTCAACCTTGTCGCCAAGTGAAGTCTCGAGGCTTGTTGTCTTGATTTTCAGCGAAGACAGCTCTCCCTCAGTATCAGTCTTAAATGAAGCTATTTCTTCGTCGAACGACTCAATTCCTTCAATCTTGCCCTCTGCAGTCTGAAGTCTTTGCAGTGCCGCAGTTACGTCAGAATCCTTGATTAACTGCCACGAGAATGTACTACCACTCAGAGTAAACCTGTAGCAGTATCCATTTTGAGCGATCTGGTCATTGACCACGTAACACACATCTCCGACATGCGCAGCTCTCTCCTCTGCCGTTGTCCAACTGCTTGCTGGGTAGTTTGACAGAGTAGGAACCGCCGTAGAAGTATACGTCTCGATAGCTCCATCAATGCGGTCATTCAGTTCATCCGTCAGAGAGTCAATAAACTCCTTCGTCGGAGTCTTTTTGTCTCCAAGCTGAATATAACCATCAGCAGTTTCAATCTTCAGGTTCTTTGCGTTAAGATTTCGTACGTTAATCTCATCCGCATTGATTTCCTTGATGGTTGCCTTGTTGCCAGTTACCGTGAAGACCTGTTCGTCTACGATTGCCGCAGTGTCAAACACGCCGTTCTTGATGTATGCGTTGTTGACATTTGCAAGGTCAATCTTCGCATAGCCTGCCTCAAGGACAGAAATATCAGCCTTTGTCGATTCAAGATTCGTGATTTTGGCATTTGCCGCATTCAAGTCTGTGACATCAGCCTTGTTTGCCTTCAGACTTGTAATCTCGGCATTGGTAGCAGTCAGGTCGCTTGTGCTTACATGGTCGGCTTCGAGGTCGTCAATTCGCGCTTTTTCTGCGTTCAATGCAGAAATATCAGCTTTGGAAGTTTTAAGTGACTCAATTTCAGCATTGGTAGCGGTTAAATCTTCCGCATCAGCTTTAGAAGTTTTTAATGTCTCGATTTCGGCATTTGTTGCATGAAGATCTTCGACATCAGCTTTGGTAGCTTTTATAGTACCAATATCGGCATGATCTGAAATAATATCAGATGCCTTTATGTTTCCGGCTGTAAGATCGTCAATGTATCCAACTGTCGAATATAACTGATCTGCGGTTAAGTCGTGGATTTTTGCTGTATCCGCTTCAAGATTATCTATAACGGCATTCTGTGCATTGATCTCTTTAGTAACTATGTTTTGAACCTGAACGATCGTCTGGTTTGCCTCGTATGCGAGATTTGTTGCGTAGTTAGCCGTCGTATCGTCTGTCGGAGGTGATGAGCTGTTACCAATCAGAAAAGCTCTGTGATTCGAAACGCGAACCCTGACTGTCTCGCCTGGTTTCGCATCGATGGTTTTCTGGACTGGTGTGTCATCTTCTCCCCCGGGAATTTTTACCCATACGATATTGTCTTCTATTCTGGTGACAGTCGCTGTGGTATCGTATGCGGTTCTCTTCTTTTTGTCAGATTCAGATATAGCGGTAACGAGTCCGGTTACTATTTTATCTATAGAGCTTTTAGAACTCATAACTTACCACCTCCTCTGATGTTTTAGCGCCATATCCCAGGCTAATACTTTGACTTGTAACATAATAGTTTCCGAAAATATTCTGTGCAGGATAGTTAAGTCTGATTATGTCCCCAGGATATAAATCCGGAAGGAATCTCCTGTCGTATGAGATCTCAGTAGCAACCCTCTGAAGCTCAGTTAGTCTTCTGGTTGCATACTCAGTTATCGTCTCATTACTTCCTAAGTTGCCAACACTCTCCTCTGCCCAAACCTCTCGTCCTCTTGTGACTGTAGAATATGGACTGTCGGGAGAATCATCCCTGGCAATAGCAGACATGTCGTCAACCACAACTCTGAGGATGTTTGGGCAATTGAACCAGTCGTATTTAATATCGATATTTGATTCAATTATGTCATTTTCGGTTGCACTGAGCGTATAGGACACCGCTCCCGGTGTTTCCGGATCAAGATAAATATCGCCGTATCCGTCGAGTCTCATCTTCCATCCTACCGCGTATAATATAGCGTCTGACATGGAAAGATTTGACTCGCCGTTTTCGGCTATAATAGCCTGCTCAAGTGTAGGCATATTATCCATTTCAGGAATATAAATGTTTGTATGCAGTGGCTTTAGAAGATCTTTAACAAGCGCAATAGCGTCAACTTCGGCCGGAGCATACCATCCCCTTGGAAGCAAAATATCCTGAACAATCTTCAGAATCGAATAACACTCGACGGTGCTTTCCTCGTGCCTTCCGGTATACTTTTTGCCTGGGGATGTGGCTATTCCAGTAAATAAAGGAATATGACTGGATGAGCCATTCTGTTTGGTATCCAGCCATATTCTTATATACTGCTCACTCGAATTGTCGTATCCGACACAATCGAGATCTGCGGACTCTCTTAGATCAGACATTTCGCGTCTTATTGAGCCGCCTTTTATTTCAATTCGGCTTACGTCACGCATTGTGTTTTTGTCCAAAACCGCCGCGTAATATAACGCACTGTATCCTTTATCCCAATCCATAGAGAGCTCCTTTTATAAATTCTCTTCTGCCCATTTGTCATATGTGACGCCGTCAAATCCTTCGGAGTCGATTCTGGTAATGTCCAAATATACTTTGGAAATTTTCCTTACCATCTTCTCTTCTCGCTCTTCCTTGACGTTTACGTTCGCCGCATAAGAAGAGCCGTCAGGTGTCCTGACATGACAAATCCCGTTGTATACCGCAAGTCTTCTCACGATTTCAACATTCCATGGTTCATACTGAATCGGAACGACTGTCGTGAGGGATGTTGTTCTTGAGGTGATAGGATTCCAGTCTCCTCTTATGGTTCCTCCGAGATATCGTGTCTCGGTGAAATCTTTTGACCAGCTGTCGGATGTCGCCACATTATATGGAAGAGTAAGCTGATACCCATCGAAATCGATAAGTATAGCAAATAAGTCATGGCGACAATCAGGATCTTCATCTGCGTTGTAATCAGTCCAAGCGATGTTGTTGTCCTCTGTAATATAATCGCCATTGTATGTCTTATAGACAATTCTGTATCCACCGAACTCTCCGAGTGCAGGATATGGATCGACATATGTCACGCCAAATTCCGCATCTGGAACAACCAGTTCAGGCTTGTCAACGGAGAGCCTGTAAATATCACACACGTCGCCTTCTTCATAGCCTGATTCCGGCTGGATCGGAGTAATATATGTGACGTGATGAGTCTCGTCAGCTATTACATTAGCTGTAGGCATTACTGCCTGATGCTCCCATGCAACACGGAAAATTATCGGCTCGGAAGACACGGTCTGTTCATAGGAATCCTTCGCGATAGCGGTAAGACTATAAACCGCACCATCATCCAGATATACTCTGGAATATGATGTGCGCTCTTCCGCAGACAGAATATTACCTATGATGTCGTCTGGCGTGATTTCAACCTGAGCTTCTCCAATCTGAGTTTTCAGCACGATTGTCTCGCCGGCAAATCCTTCATACTCACTTTCGTCAGGTCTTGCCATCGGATAATCTATCGCCCTCTCAATGACATAAGTCATGGTTCCTCCTGCGCCGCATCCACTGGCTTTGACAGTCAGAGGATACTTTGTAAGACGGTACTCATGAGACTCAGTGTCTCCTTCTGTCTCTGGGTCAGGCGGGATAGTGGTATATACAAGCGATGTGCTGTCAATCGTGCACTGAATATCATCAGCTACGGTCAGTAACTGAGGTGCACTCTCCGTAGACTCCTCGTTTGAACCGGAGTGTACTGTGACTACAAGATTATGAGTTTCTCCAGGCTGCCATCCGTAATCCTCAGCCTTAAGTGTGAGGTGTTGAGCAGAATTAGCGATGGCTCTAGGAGTAAGCTGCGTATAAGTAATCTGGTCGCCATCGATGTGCGCTTCTTTGACTTCTGCCTGAATCTGGGATGTTCCATCATTTGAAATATAAGCCCAGCTTGCAGTTGTACTGCCGTTCTTGGATATAGTGCTTGGTGTCAGGAGAAGTGACGGTGTGCTTGGGGCTTCCGAAAGCTTTATGCGATAAGTGCTGGAATATGTTCCATAAGTCACAGCGTCTCCACTATCTTTAAAGAGTCTGATTCTAATAAACCATTCTCCTATACCAAGTCCGGAAATGATCCACTTGCTTGCGTGGATATTGTTAACGTTGTAGACCGTAGGTTCATCTGTAGACTCCCAGGCATCTTCATGGTCTGACCATGAGAGCTCAGCACCGGTTGCTTCAGCCCAAGACCACTTCCATCCGACCTGAACAGCATCGTTACGATTTTGAACTTTATCAACAACTATGTTGCTTGGAGGGAGAGGGACTCCTTCACTCCACTCTATCTCCGAAGTCATTATTTCGTTGATGATCGTGTAATATGTCACCTCGGTTGACGACTGTTCTATTGGTGTATAGTCACCGACAATCGTCTTAGCGCCAATCGAGAATGACTTTCCTTCTTCCCATGCAGGAAGCTGAACCGTTGCAGACGTCTGTCCATGCGGAATTATTCCAATTACACGGTTATCGAAAGTAGCACCGTCTTCTCTGTAATATAATGCGATGAACGACGATGTAATTGATGAAGGATTTTGAACTGTAATTGTGGCTCTATGCGTGGACGGTTGTACTTCACCAACTGCGAGGTTTGTAGGCTTTGCAAGCGGTCCGTACCCGTTGGTGACAAGTACAGGATCGCCTTCGACGGTTGCACTGTCCGAATCATGAACCGTATTAACCTGAACAAATATAACATTGTCTGTCGGTATGTTTGCGCCTATAGGGAATGATAAGCCTCTTCTTCCGGCAAGATTGCCGAGAGCATTGAGAGCTGTCCAGTTTGCGTTATCGGGACAACTGAGCGTGGTTACCATTCCCATTACATTACCTTCAGCGTCGATAGCCTTCTCCTCGATAGTTGCCGAAGGAGTTGCTATCAAATATCGAACAGTTACTTTGTCCACCGGATGAGCGGCCGTACTTTCTGTTATCCAGCTGACGTTTACGTCGCATCCAGTGCCATCAGTTTTCTTTACTGCGGAAGCTTTTACGTCTGACGCCCTCAGTGATCTCGCATATACGTGAGAGACAGGAGTGCCATAAGTTGTGCCATTAGGCCCGACCGTCCACATTCTGAACCATCTAGTATGCGAGTACTTCTCTGTATCCCAGCCAGCTTCCTCATAAGGAAGTGAGCCTGTAGCGGCAGTGCCGGAATAAATTTTCGAATTCCAGGAAGGCGATGCTCCGTTTTCTGTAAGTTCTGACTGATAGTAGAACTGTCTATAAATGGCTCTGGATGCGTTGTCGACTGGAATACTCCAAGATACAGTCGATTTAAACTCGCTATCCAAAGTCATAGTTAGTGCTGGTTTTGGTGGTGGAGCAATTGGCAGGTTTGCCTGCGCCCATCCAGACCATCCAGCGCTATTCTTTCCTTTAACTCTGAAACTAACTTGAGAGAAATTAGTCGTGGCAGTGTTTATCGTAATGGTTTTTGCGGTGGTATTCTTTTTTATTCCACCCAAATTCGTCCATTTCTTTGATACACCAGTAATATAGTATTCCGCGTCCTGGTCAGAATATGAATGCGTCTTCCACGTAAAGATAAAGGTGTTACCATTACGTGCTATCTGTAAGCCTGATGGCTTCTTTTTCTTTGTTCCCATTATGTTGCCCTCGCATTCAATCTCATGCCGCGTACCAGCTTGTCTGCAAATATAAGTGGATCATCAGCGCCATTAACTGTCACATAATTTGTAAGCTCTCTGGAGTTCATCGTGTCAGTTACGCCGTCAAGAGACTTAGTAAGCGCCGCAAGGTTGCGGTTGAGTTCGGCGTTTCTGTCTGTGAATTTATCCATTGAGAAGCTTACGTCTATAGCTTTATTTATAGAATTATTAAGGTCGAATCCATTGGAGAAACTGCTGGCCATAATATCATTTACAGCGTTAGCAGATCTTGTAGCAGAAGATATCATAACTGTGGATATATTGTCCGCCTTCTTCTGGTATGTACCAGTTAAAGAATCTACTCCATTGATAAGACCCATCATCAAATATCGACCTGTTCTGGCAAGTCTACGTGAAGGTGATTTAATCTCATTTCGTTTACGGACAGTCGCATCGACAATATCGGCAATCTTCTTTGCTGTAGACCTAAGAGTTGGAAGATAAGATGCAAGACCACCTTCAAGTCCCTTAGTGATGTTTCGACCATCATTGTACTTGTCTTTCACCTTCATGTTTTTCTCGGTGTCTGTGGCTATTTTCTTCGATGTCTTATCAAGCTTACTCTTTGAAGACTTATCTTCGAAGCCCTTACGCCACTCATCGATCATGGCTTTACCCTTCTTACCGAAGCCAGGAATAAGTCCAACGATTGCGCCAAGTGCCGCAAGCAGAACATTTGCAAGGGCATTTGCCAGGCGATCGCCGTTTTTGGATATAGCGTCTGCCATTGAGTTGAGAAGGCTTACGATAAGGTTGAAGCCAGCTTCGACAAGGCCCGGCATACCAGCTGATAATCCATTTATAAATTTTGTGATGATACTTAGCGCTGTAGTGGTTATCTGTCCAATATTTTGGTCGATACCATTGAGAAGTGCCATCAGAAGCTGTAAACCAGTGACAACCAAGTCTGGAATAATGGATCGAAGTACTTCCAAAATTGACGTTGCGATTTTAAAGAATGTGTTCTTAATTTCTACCGCGCTATCACCAATCGTCTTGATCATAGTGATGAGACCATCGCCAATTCCTGCGGCAACAATAGGAATCGCTTCGGCTAGTTTCTGAGCGCCTTTCGTTACAGGACCGGCCGCCATCAGGAATGCAGCTACCATAAGCATCAAGCCGGCGCCAACTCCTGCTACAGCAACGCCTAATAAAGCTAAAGCCCCAGTAAGAGCTAACATTACAGGCGTCAGTGGCGATAATAATTTAGCCAGCCCACCAAATATAAGAAGAGTGCCTGCCAAAGCAGCCATTCCAGCTGCAACACCAAGCATTGGAAGCGAGCTTAAAAGCGCAATCGCCGGGGCCATTATCGCCATGGCTGTCGCAGCTAAAATCATAGCTCCAGCAGCTCCGGCGGAACCCTGCAATGCTCGCATTGCTATTGCAAGTATAAGCAGCGAGCCAAACATAACACTTAAGCCTTGTCCAGCTTTCGCATTAGCACCCATCTGGTCAAGTGCCCCTGCCATGATTTTGATTCCTATAGACATCACAAGAAGAGCCGCACTTGCCTTCATGATATTGCCTGACGATTTTGCGATTTGCCCCATTACTGCGGTGAACCCGGCTATTTCAATCAAGGCTACAGCCATTCCGCCAAGCCCCTTGCCGAGAGCTTTAATGTTCATCTTTCCAAGAGCGGATATTGGCAGAACCAGGAGATTCATAGCCACGGCCATTACAACCATAGCTTTTCCTGCCTCCACAAGCCCTTTAGTCTTTATCTTAGTGAAGGCCTTGGCAACTAATATAAATCCCCCCAAAGCATATGCCATGGCCAAAAGTCCCTGCGTAAGCTCGTTAGGATCCATTGCTCCGAGATCTTTTATAGGCTTCGCCAAAAGATTTATAGCAATACCCATAAGAATAAGGCCTCGCGCAGTTCTATTCAGTGCTTTCGGCTTTATCTTCTGCTTGTCGAAAATATAGCAGAACGCTGTTAATTCAGCGAGAAGAACTCCGACGCCAACAAGACCATTGCCTATGTCCCCAACTTCGCTGAGTGTCTTAACTGCTTTAGAAAGCACAACTATAGCGAAAGATAAGGTGATGAGACCCTTTGCAGTAGTGCCCTTTACAAGCCAGGAAGCGCCGGCTAATTCGCCGAATAATGTGGCTATTGCGCCAAGCGCTTTCCCAAGTTTATCAATAGGGACTTTGGAAAGCTGTACGCACGAATAAGCTAAAACTGCTAAGGAGCTTGCAACCCCAAGGAGCTTTGCGGTTCTGAGGGATCCTGTGAATTCGTTAAGCGTATCTGACAGCCCCTGGAAAGTTTTCTTAACTGAGCCTAAAGATTTAGGAAGCTTTAAAATATCGTCAAACTTGATTTGAAGCGACCCGAGCATATCAGCAAGCTTCTTACCGGCCATAAGGATACCACTTCCCGCAAGGACTTTGCCTATGTCTCCCAAATCAACATGCGATATAAACTTTCCGATTAATGAAAATAAATTACCAATAGCATTCGTGACGACGTCAATAACTTTAACTTTCTTTTCATCGAATACAGAGAAAGCCTTGTCTAAAGTGTCGCCAAGATGCACAACCGGCGCAGGGATTTTATCTATCGCGTCAGTTAATGAGTCGGCAAACATATAAGCGGTGTCGATAAGTCCGACAAGAATATCATTAACACCCATCAGAAGATCATGGACAATCTTGAAAACTCCTGATTTACGTCCAAAATCAATAAGGGCGGATATACCACGACTGATAAAAGCAACCAGCTCAACGAATGTAAACAGCATGTTTTCGAGAGCAGACTCGCCACCTCCGCCGTTTAAAACGTCAAATAAACCGGCGAATGCATCTTTTACAAGTCCTACAACATCACCAACCGCCTTGAAAATATCAGTAAAAGCCTCTTGGTGTAGTTTAAACACCTTCATGTGCTCGGCAAAACCTGCAGTTATTTCTTTAAGCTTTTCGCCTATTTTTTCAAACTGCTCGGTGGTTTTAGGAGGAAATGCGGCAGTAAATGCATCTCGTAAAGCTCCAAACGCTGTTTTAAGTCCATTCGCGATATCTTTTCGCCCGCCTAAATCTTTCCAAGTCTGAAGAACTGCATTACGGGCACCGGATGTATAATTTACAAAACCGGAAATAACATTGTTTACTGAAGTCCATAATGTTTTTGCTTCCTCGAGGTTACCAAATATAATCTCGAAGGTCTGAGCCCAACCAGACCCTATAGATTCCTTAACAGTATCTAAAAGCTGAGTAAATGTCTTAACGTCCTGCGCGGCGGCGAACGCCTTCTTACCAATATCAGTAGTCGCGTCAGAATATTTTCCAAGAGTTTTAGTAAGAACATCTGTTGTCATCCAAGCTGCAGACAGAGAATCGTTAAAATTCTTTGTAGCGGACATGGTTTCCTTAAATCCACGTCCACCCGTGCCGGTGGTTAGAACTTTATACATTCCATCTGCCGATTTTTCCAGAGTACCTTCAGCAACAGCCGTATCGATGAGCTGCTGCTTAAACTCTTTGGTCGCCATGTTGGCATTTTCGATTGATTTCCAATCTATAAGCTTTACATATCCTGCGGACAGTGCCTGCGCAAAGTTATACATCGCTCTAGATGCCTCGTTAGCATTTGCGCCGGATACAGCAGCCTCGTTGGAAATACCCTGAATAGCCTTAACGGCTGTATCAAGGTCTACGCCAGCATTAGTAAATTTGCCAATGCTTGATGTCATATCAGAAAATGAGTAGATTGTCTTGTCTGCGTAAGTATTCAGCTCATTCAAATACCCATTTACTGTTTTTAAATCTTTACCAGTACTTGCCATGATAGTCTGAATCGAATTCATCTTAAGCTCATACTCGCCAAAACCAGCCTTAACCTGATCTATGGTGAGTGAACTGGCAAGCCGTTTTCCAAGATTTACGGCTGAATTTGTAAGATTGACAAGTGCCGTCATGCCAACCACTTCAAGTGCGGAGAATCTGCTCTTTACACTGTCCACAGCGCTGCCTAAACCAGACATAGACTCAAAAGTTTTATTTGTGGAGCCTTTAAAATTTAATGCCTGGTTTAATTTATCCAGAGCGCCTAGCGTGGTTCCTACGTTCTGAAGAAAATCCTTCGCATCAAACGCCATTTCGACGACGCGGCGATCAATACTTTCACTCATTTAGTTATCTCCTCCCACGCCTCGTTAGCGATTTCATCAAAAATAGGAGCTAATGCAGGATTAATGTAATCTCTTCCTGCAACATAGCCACCGGTTCCAGTCCCGTGCCCGTATTGCAATATAAGTGCAATATTGACATAATTATTAATGTTGTCATTCGTCCAGTTTATAGTCCATTTACCACCTTCGTTCTTCAGTTCATACCCCCACATTGATGCGGTTTTACCACTATCAACTGGTGTAGCGGAAGCTAATGCCTGGACACCTTTTTCTCCATACTTTTTGAGGATGGACTCAATCTTTAGCTCCTTTGCTTTCTTCAGGAAATCTTCAGTCTTCTTCCCCTCTTGCCTGGATGTTAAATGAAACATCTTGTTATCCTTTCGTATGGAATCTTTCTCTATTTATCTGGTTTATGGCCCTGTGCTGAGCTAATATTTCTCTTCTGGACATCTTTTTAGGCGGTTCACTCTTCCGAGCGCAGACTTCAATTAAAGTAAGAAGCTTGTTAATGTGCCACTTCTGGCATTCAAACGGTATATTGAATGTAATCATCCAGTAATAAATAAGCTCAGCAGTAATTATCTCTTTCTTACCACCCCTCCTCTCTATCTTCTTGAAAGTTGTAGCTGTCATCGGAGCTTCTATGTAGGCCTGGATGTCTTCAAGATTTTTCTTGGAAAGATGCAGGTAAGTTTCAGGCTTAACATTCTGTGTAAGCGTCATGCATCTTATGTAATCCAGAACTTCTTCTGTGCTTTTATCAGACGAAAGGAACGGTTTCTCGTATTTTGACTCCCATTTTGAAATTGCGATGAGAGAATGTTCGAGTGTTAATTTCTGTTCCTTTGTGTATGTGAACTGCATCGTTCTTTCGTCGAAAAGCTCCGTTTCAGGGATGATAACATCTAACATTACTCAAGGACCTTCATTTCTTTGTTAGCTTTCTCGGCAAGGCTGGCAGGAATTACCCCATTTACAAACTCAGAAGCCGCCTTGTCGTCGGTCGCAAGCTCCATGTAAATGTCACTGAAAGCCTGCGTGTATATAAAGTTGTTAAGAACCTCTTCGTTCTTAATGAAACCTCTTCCGTCAGGAGTTTTAACTCCGTACGACCTTATGAGAAGTTCTTTAAAAAGCTCTATGAGCTTTTTATCGTCTTTCGAATTGACTATCCTTGTGAGAACTCCGGAAAGACCGCCATCGACAGACAGTTCCCATTCAGTGAGTTCCTGTTCCGTAAGATGGAAGTAGAAATCTTCAGTTCTTTCGTTACCGTCGAAATCGGTATATGTTACTGTTTTCTTGATCATGTTCTGCTCCTTTCACTAATAAAAAGAATAAGGGGCGCAAAAACATTTACACCCCTTTAATAAAAATCCTAATTACCTGCTGGCGCAGTATAACCAAGAGTAGAAAGAACTACTCCAGGAAGCGGAAGCTGAGGATCTTCGCCCTCTCCATCTCCGCCATAAAGGAGTTTCTCAAGTGCTGTAAGCTTTGCCTTTGCGGCAGACTCGGTAAAGTTTGTCGAATCGATCGTTATAATCGAAGTAGGCTTCATGCCGGCAATAACCTTACCGTTTTCGTCTGTAACTGCTACCGGAGTCGTGTTCATCTCCCAGCTCATTTCAGCAGGTTCTGGGCTATCGTTTATTGTGCTGTAACTTTTTCCAGATGGAGTTACTCTTGCGCCATAAACGATATGGAGCTTGTATCCGTATTCAATACCTTCTGTATCATTGCCGATGGTTGTTCTATAGCAAAGGCCGAAAGGCTTTCTTGCCTGCTGACCTACAGACACACCCTTTACAGGAAGTGCTGCGCCATCGCATTCTGCAAACTCCTCAGGATATGTATAAGCTCCGATTGTGGCTCCGAATTCCTCAGCACCCTGAATGTTCAGATACTTGATATCATCGGCGTAGATTGCATTAAAATCTGCTCCGGAAGGGCTTTCCTCGATGCTTGTTACACCATTCCAAGCAACGCCCTTTCCGTATGTGTTTCCAGACATCGGGTAAAGAACGACCTGCTTAACACCAGTTTCGTAGAAATGCTCACCCGTCTTGTCCCATTCAAGTCTTGCCATTATTTATTACCTCCTTAGTAATAAAGCGTATAAACGTCGTGATAGAGATTGTCACTGACAAATCTCCTGTCAAAAGAGCACATAGGAAAAGCGTTAAACATGCCATCTGAGTAATTCTCGTCAGGATCCTTATGGATAAAAGTGACCGTATAGCGCTCTTCCTTAACGTACTTTCTGTTGTTGGCGGATCTGGTATAAAATCCGTCAAGATTGTAAACTATGGCCGGGTAGACCATCTTTATTGTCGGAGGCGGCTGGAAGTAAACATGATTGCTGCCAAACATGTTAACAAGCTCCTCGTGAAGCTCTAATCTAGTCCCCATTGTAAATACCTCCGACGTTGATGATAAGTCGTGGGTGCTGGATCTCCACGTCAGAAACCTTCCATTTTACACCCATGTACGTTAAGTACTTCATGCCATAGATGTGATTGTATGCGTATTTGTCAGCGACGATGCTGAACTGATTACTAATCGTGATGTCGTCATTGATATTCTCACCGGATTCATTCCGTTTAGAACTTCTCAGAATATCGCCACTATAACTTCGTTCAGTCACCGCCGGCTCAAATACCCCAGGCTTCGTTTCCTGGGTTTCTTCAAATCCAATAACTCCAAAAAACTTAGCCATAAATTACCTCATTTTGAATTCTATTCGTCAGGTTCTTTTGGGCTTCCGGAAGACAAAGCAGCCGCAATGTTGTCAAGCTGCTTTGCAACTGTCTTACCGTCAGACTCTCCGCCAAGAATCGTGGAAATCTCTCCAAGAACTCCAGGAATAGTGTTTGCTGTAGATGTTCCGCCTTTAGCGGCAACAATCTTCTTAAGAGATGCTTTTATACTCATAGGAATTCCTCCTTATTAAGCTACAGGCTCCTCGATTGCGATTGCAGAGTAAACTCTTGTAAGAGCTCCGGAGCATCTTGTCTCCAGCAGGGACTTCAGAAGGTTGAAGTCGATGTCGAAGTCTGTGAAGTGAGTGATCTCGCCACCCTTAGTTGAACCAAGGCTGTAGTCAGCGAGGTTTACGCACAGACCGAGGAGCTTATGCTTATTGTTCTGGCTGTCTGTTCTTGGCTCGAGATCAGCGAACTGCTCAGCTGTAACGATGGAACCAACGTTCAGAGCAGATGCGAGCTCAGCCTTGGAGCTGAAGATTCTGTGACCGTTTCTGTCTCTTGCGAGGAGCATAACGTTCAGCATATGCGGAGTCATGTAGAAGTCAGGAGTACCTGTGCCCTTGAACTTCTCCCTTGCATACAGAACCTTCTCGATCAGAGCCTCTGCATAAACAAAGTTCTCGCCGAAGTAGCTTCCGGTCTCTGAGCCCTGCAGAGTCTCTCTCATTGCCTCAACATCGAGGTCAACATGCATTGTGTAGAGCTCGTCATCTGTCCAGATCGGTCTGATGTGCTCTTCGTGGATCTTGTCCTCAGCCTCATCAGATCTTCTGTCACCTACCATGATAGCCATAGCAAGCTCTTCGTTCAGGTTCATTCTGTCGATGTTGTAGATGTACTGAACGTAATCAAAGTCTGTGATGTCAACTACATCATCTCTGTGGAGCTGGCTCTTAACATATACTGTCTGTGGGTCAGTTGTTCTTCTTACGAGCTGGAAGTTTCCGGTCAGCTTCTTCTCGTTGCCCTTCTTGTATCCTCTTGCTCTCAGGGAATCGATGTTACGGATATCAACCTGAGAAGTTCTGATTCTGGAAATAGGGCTCTTATGAACCTTACCAAGAACGGTTCCGATCCAGCCCTGGTCGTTTGTGAGGAGCTCCGGTGCGCCAGGTCTTACATCCTTATACTCTGGGAACAGAGCATCAACAGTCAGGCCGTTTGTCTGCATCGGAGTCTGTGTGAAACCGCTTACTGATACGCCATCGTGCTGCAGAGTATCTGCATCAAAGCCGTTGTCAGCTGCATAAGCGTTGAGTGCTGTCTGGAATGTCATGCCAGGCTTCTTAGCCATCTCCAGAATATCTGCCTGGTCTGCATGAGTCAGTACATCGTTTCTTTCGTAATCATTGTCGAACACATTGTGTCTCATATCTTCGTCCTCTTCTCCTTCACTGTCTACGTCTACGCCAGCATCCTCAAGAGCCTGGCCGATCATGAAATAACATACATTCTTCTGCTCTTCGGACATGCTGTCAAATACGTCCTGTACAGTCTTTTCACTATTGTCTGCCATATCTTTTTCGTCCTTTTCTTCTTTATCTTCGTGTTTTAACTCTTCTTCTGAATGCTCTTCCGGCATTTCTTCAGGCTCACCTTCTTCGGAATGAGCAATAAAAATGCCTTCATCTGTATAGATGTAGGCTTCAGTTTCTTCGTCATCACTATGTTCAATAGATGGATAATCTATCTGTGCTCCAGGGTTTGCTCCCGAGAGTACAAGACTTACTTCTCTGATTACACCATGAAGAACATCTCCACCTCTCTGCTTAAGCTTGTTTGCATAAATAGAAAGGTTAGTAATGTCTCCATGCTCGACAAGAGCCTTAGCTGTCCTTGCTTTTGGAGTATCATTGAACGTACAATATGTTCTTACTCCTTCTGGCTCGTTTTTCAGCAGTGCGTGCCCGAGAACATTATCCGGGTCATTATGGATGTGACTCCATACAAGTGGCACTACCATGCCGTCGCAATCCTTGAAGGCGTCTCTTCTGATAGTTCTACCGTCAGAACACAGCAGATCGTTTTTAGTAGCCCAGCCACTAAAATCGTATTTTTCTGCCATTTTGAAATTTACCTCCTAGTTCATGATCTCACTCATTGGAATGTCACCCGGGTTCTCTTCCTCAGGCGTAGGCTCTTCCATAGCTCCGTCCATTGGTGTAGAGCTACCCATTGGAGCTCCCGCAGAAGGATCTCCGTACAAGTTACTGTTAACAAGTTCATCTGCTTTTGGATCGTCTGATGGTTTCATACCAATAGCTTGACGGATTTCGTTGGAAGTCATGATCTCATTCCTTGTAAACTTATCGGCGATCTCAGCCATATCGTTAACCGGAACAAGACGGAATGGGTCTCTGTAAAATTCAACAGACTGGCCCTGTGACCTAGCGGTCTTAGTGAGAAATTTTCTTTTGAACTCAAGTGAAATTGCGGATAGTATCGGTTCGATGGTTCGATTGTAATAATTCAGCATCGTCTTCTCATCAGCAGTACCTTTGAGAACTTCTTCAGTTATGCCTAACTGACCGTAAAGCATGTTTGTAAGGTACTCAACCTGTTTAAGAAGATTATTCTCAACCGGGCGGTTAAGCTGTGTTATTCGCTCGGTACCATCCGTGTAAGCTATTCCATACTTAGAGCCTGTGAGCTGAGTTTCTATCTGCTTTCTACGCTCCTCAGCCTGCTCTTTTCTGGTCTGGCTTTTAACTACATAAGGAAGCTGAATAATAAGGTCAAGCTTCCCGGAGCTACTCTGTTCATCGACTACATCCAGAAGTGCAAGCTTGCGAATAAGTCTTTGCAGAGTAGAGTTTGGTTCGTTCATTACTGCATACAGTGGATTCATCACTATAGCAACCATTTTCTTTGGAAGCGTCACTTCCTGATGCTTACCGGTCTGATCGTTATATAAGTCGACCCTGACATGCTGAGGATACCACTGTACGATTTTACCAACACGCATGGTGTTAATCTGATAAGAATCGTTATAGCGAGGGTCTATCGACGTCTCGACAGGAACAACACATACTGATCCCTCTTCAAGAAGGGACTGAACTATGTCCTGAATAAAATCTCTACTTGTCTGGTCTATGTTAGCCTCCAAAGTGAGTACATTATTAAGACCGGACTTCATGTCCTGAAGATATCGTCCCTCTTCATCCTGCTTAACATGCTTCATATCGATTGCCGCAGCATCTATTGCGATTCGTGTAATAATCGACGCAACGACAGAGCGTTCCCCACCTCTATAATAATAAATCTTATCTGGACGATAAGAAAAACCTCCATATACAGTGGGCTGCATAGGAGGTGTCGGGTCTCTGCTTGTGAAAGCATTCCAGGCATGTTTTAGCCTATCTGAAAATGTGTAGTTCATTATTATTCACCATCAACTAGCCACGCGCAGTTTTCCTTAAGGAATTTCGCAATAACTCTTCGTAATATTTCTGTTGTTCCTTATTTCCAGAAGCACGCGCAGCACTCATATTATCGAATAGTTGTTTCTGATACGAAGTATCGTCTTTGGATTTGGCATACCGATTATCACTGGCAACCTTCTTTGCAGTACGCGAAGCGGCTTCAGCATTAAGCCTTTGTTCACGAGCGTTAGGTATAGCCAAAGCGGCTTTAACGCGCGTTCCGTCTTTCACATAAAACATATCGGATCCTGCCGACTTAAGCGTTCCAGCATTCTTATAGAGATTCTTGACATCTCTCTTTGTTGTCAGCTCAGAGATTGGCATATCCATAAGAGCCTTCTTTTTATTAAGGTATCTTCTAGCAGAATTAATGTGAGAATCACGCGAAGCTTTTTCCTCTTTAATCATATCTCGCACGCGCTGATTCGTATTCCAATCGTAATGTACCGTATCCGCTAAAGACGCAAACGCATCATAGGAGTCCTTCCCGTAACGTTCTTCATACTTAGCACGTCTGGCGTTTAATTCTTCAGTACGTCTCTCTTGATATACGTCCGCTTGTGCGCCGCGTTTCTTGAGATCTGTGACATTGCTCTGCGCTTCCTTCGCATTGGCAACTTCCCATGAGGCTTCACGACCTGCTCTTCTAGCAAGGCGATCACGGTAACGTTCTGTTCTAACAAGGTTTTTAGTGCTTTCGAGTTTGTTCTTAGCCTTCAGAACATCATTAGATTTACTGTCAGCATTCCGACGAAGCTCGGCAGCCTTCTGATTATTCTTGCTTCCTTCGATTCTACTCGTGATCGCATGGCGTCTGGAAAATGAGCGAGCATCTCGCCTCGCTTGCTTAGCCTCATTCTTAGCACCATGATAGTTTGATTCCGCCGAGGCTACACGTCTATCTTTTCGTACACCCCATTTCATACCTTTGACGCCATGGTGATAGAGCTCGTCACTGTAAATAATTCTATAGTTCATAAATATCACCAAAGTTTAGTATCGCCAGGACTCCTCTCTGCAGGGTTAGTCGAAATCAAAAGAGACCCGTCACCGTAGTGAATTGCATCATGGGTCTCCTTAGACACACAAACCAAATAATCCGGATTGAGAAGATAGTCCGTGGCTTCCTTGATATCATCTAAACTGATAGGATTCATATGATGGACATATACTCTTCCAAAAATGTTCCTATCAAAAATAGCCAAATCGCATCCCTGGTCTCTGGCTATCACAAAATTGCGTATTTGTTTCCATTCGGTAGATTGATAGAATCTTTGATTAAAATATCTATCGAAGCCGAAGGTTTCTTGGCCTACTTTTCCGGAAAGTTTTAAATATTGAAATCTTTCCTCAAATGTCGGCAAGGTCAATAAATGCTGATATGTCCTAATCATCTTAGTACATATAGCTCATGGCTTTCTTGGCCATGTTGATGTATGTATTAGCCTTATTGACATCGTCCAGGCTAACATCAACCCCCTTTTTCTGAGCATACTTTACACCAGCGCCAATAACAGCAGAGGTGATGGCTGTTTTAACAGCGACCTTCATAGAGCGCTTTAAAGCCGCTTTACGCTGAGATCTACGCTGACCTACATCCTGAGCTTTTCTCGCTTTGGCTCGCTCAATATCATGCTTGTTCATGAAATCGGAGTATGTCTTATCGTCACCGGCTTTCTTAGCTCGCTTGGCTTCGGTCATATACTTTCTGGAAAGGTCTTTTCCAACTTCCTGACGGACTGTACCTTTCCTATACTCTGTATTCTGCCTAAGAGCTTTCTTGTACTCTTTATTATCAGCCTTATACTGAGCTTTCTTCTCTTTGTTCTTGCGATCCTTCTCCCATTCCATCTGAGATACGTTCTTCTTCTTTCCGAGCTCAATGGCGTCGGCTTTATTGGACGAGCCCTCTTTCCACTTTTTAAAGCTCTTGTCAACCTTGTCGTTTTGGCGTCTTGCAATGGCTGCTCTAACTGAGGTTGGACGGTAATCCTTTCCGCCAGACGTAGTTCGATCTTTCCGAACACCCCACTTCATGCCTTTTACGCCGTAATGTATCAAATAATCACTCATTTTGAATTTATTCAAAGGCTTCCTTGTTAGCCTTATATGCAATGTAAGCGTCCATCATTGCAGCAACATTATCGATCTTAGCTTCGCGTCTCTTCTTAAGAAGTTTACGGTTTCCGTTATTGTCCTCAACCGTAATGCAGTTTCCCATGGCAAACATCATAAGCTGCTCGTCGAAAAGGAGCATTCTCTCTTCCGAGAGCTTCTTAAGTTCTCCCAATGGAACTGATTCGGTCTTGGAACCCTGAGGAACTTTCACAATTCCGAAAGGACCATTCTCAGTTTCCCATCGTTCCACAAACTCTCTTGCGTTGTACGGGTCGAAACCAAACGAACGGACATCGTAGTCGCAATCGATAATATGGCGGTCAAGGTCCTCGTAAACTTCCATCATGTCAAGTACAGTTCCGTCAAGAACAATGAGACTTCCTTCATTCAGGAACTCTTCATACTTGAGTCTGGTAGCCCCAGGAAGTTTCATCATAGTAAGCGACGTGATGTAGCTTCTGGTCTTGATACCAAACTTACCGTTTCCAAGCGGAAACAGAAAAGTAAATGCACAGAAGTCGTCTCCCTGAGAAAGGTCTGCTCCAAGTGCACATGGCATGGACCAATAACTTCTTCTTCGGTGCGGGAGCGTCTCCTCGTATGTGAAGAAGAATGTGTAACCTTCCATCGGAATACCGAATCGTTTAGCAAGAATGTCGTTTCTTGCGGAAGGAGCATGCTCGGCTCGTTCAACGTCTAAAAGATATGTCTCATATGTTACAGTCTTACCAAGATTCGGGTTCGCCTTAAGCCATATAGATGGATCTTTCTTACCTGCTTCTACTTCAGAAATATCGTCTAATCTGTAATACCAAATGGAGACATGCGGGTTGTAATATTCACCGTTGAGAATATCCTCAATCTCCATCTTGATAGTATCTCCTATACCATTTCTTACAGTACCTTCGGAACTTGTAAGAATAATGAGATAATCGTCATTCTTCGATGCACCCTGCTCGATTGCACCGATTACATCCTCTCTAACATCGCCGGAAAGCCACTCGTCAATTGTCGCGATCTTGTCTTTGTACCCCTGATTCTTATCGAGACTCATCGGTCTTATGACAAGACTGGAATTCGTAAGAAAGTTCTCAATTCCCTTCTTCGTAGACGCAAGCTTTACACGGTTAGCTTTGTTACCGGTCGTGTTATGGATGTTTCCTTCTGTAAGAAATTGGAATAACGGTCCTCTCGACCTTATAATTGCAGTACGTATAGGAGATAGTACCGTTTCGGATTGAGCCATAGTAGGCGATGTGGTCATTTGCTCTGTAGTAGAGCCATCACATGTTAGAAAGTAGGCATGGATCGCAGAGTCATACATAGACTTAGCTGCACCACGCGCAACGATAAGATACTGCTTCTGAGTAAGACGCTTCTTGATTCGTTTGCGTACATACCGTCCGGGTTTTCCGTCTTCTCCTGGTTCATAGACACTTCGTTCGACGAAGTAGTACCAACAGAATACCTGCTCTGCCCAAAGCTTGAATGAATCAAGGAGAACCATGTCCGATCCGTCTGTCAGTGTAAGTTCGTTATTACAAAAAGCGACAAAGCCGTCCATAGCTTTGTCGTCGTAGTAAATTCCGGGATTTCTTATTAGTGAATCTATTCGATTCATCTCTTTCGAGATCCATTTGTTTACTGGGATCTCCCCTCTCATTACGGCTTCCCGAAACTGGCCATAATAGTACGGGGTTGCCGTATTAGATAAGGACATTACATTACCTCTTTAAGAGATCTCGCCACTGCTCCGGCCATTGGACCGTTTACCTCACGAAGCTCGCCATTGTCATAGACAACGACGAAGCAATTATCGTATCCGTCACCAACTATGAATCCAAATACGGAATCTTCGCCAAGTTTTCCAGAATATGTCTTTTGAATATCCTTACCTGGGTACTGCTCGAGTACTAGTTTCTTCGCACCTTTTATATCCATTTATCTTACCCCCTCGGTTTAATTACGTGATCTTTCAGCATCGCATCGATGTCAGGTTCGCAAGTGTCGAATCTAATAAATGTAGAACGGTGAGGATAAAAATCCGAGTTCACCTTGAAGAATTCGTCGATACTATCATACTTACGCTTGAACTGATTATCGTATACCTTGACACCGCCCTTTTCTACAGAATATTCAACCGAATGCCCTGAGAATGCGGACTTGACAAGTAAATCCCCACGAGCACCTACACCTTGCGACGATAAAACTTTATCCATATGGGCAATCTGTTGTGAAGCGTTGCGGGTTGATTTCTTTTCCTCACGCTTAATGGTATCCATGACAAATTTGTCAGCCTTCTTAGGATTGCTAACACTTTCGCCAAGGAAGTTTTCATACTTTGATCCCTTCCACCATTTCATAGTTTCTCCCGGCGCATGCCCTCTACCCGGAGAATTCTTAGCTTCTACGTCATAGCCACGCTTACGCATTTCAGCGGCGGTTGTGCAATAGACACAATTTGTAAACCATCCGTCTCTAAGAGCCTTAGTGACATCTTTCCTATCCTGCGGGGCTAGTTTCATGAGATCCTGTGTATCTGACAAATCTTTAAGTGCAGAGTCTGAAACAGGGACTGGATTAATCATCTTAAGATCTTGCTCTTTTGTGGTGTTAGTATGCTTAATATCGTCAGCAGTATACTTTTCGCTAAACCAGCCTTGTTTATGTAAATCTGATACATGCTTTGCACCACGAGCAGCAAGTACCGCAGCAGTGGCAACGGTATATGCAGCAAGCTCTGGTTGCGCACGAAAGGCGTCGGCCACGACACCTTTAGACTTTCCTGACACACTTCTTCTTTTCGGAACGTATTCCTTACGAACACCCCACTTCATACCTTTTACGCCGTAATGCATAAGGTATGTGCTTGGCTCTACTATCTTGTAGTACATCGTTGCACCTCCATTTTGAATTCCTAGAAGATGTAGCGGCATCCGGCCATCGGATTAAAGCTCCAGCCTCGATAGAAAGAACTGTTAAATGCAGAGTGCTCCAAATACTTCTTAATCTGGTCTATGTCATAGCCGGCATTAGCCAAACTTTTTATTGTGCTTCTTGCTTCCGCATCGCGATTCTTGAACAGATTCTGATACTCACTGCTGCTTTTATCAATTCCTTTGTTGCTAGGTTTTCCGATACGATCAGTCACGTCTTTTCCAACAGACTTGCCATTGGACTGCCCCTTAGAATTACTTGACGAATTGGAACCCGCAGTTCCGCTGGTTCCTCTAGCCAGAGAATTGACATTCTCGCCAATAGCAGTCATCTTCTTTGTATACTCAAGAGCCTTATCTACGGAATCTCCTTCTGGCTTGTTCTCCTTCAGATCTTTTATCTGACTCTTAAGAACCGCAGCGGTTGTAGCCATTGCACCTATACCCGTTACAGTATTTCGAACATTCTCAGAGCCAACAACCTGAAGACCCTTCTTTGCAACGCCAAGAGAAGCTTTGGCTACTTTAAACTCTGTGGAGTTAAGCATAGCGGCCTTCATATGTCCATTAGCGCCGAGTACTCCGGAGATTAAGTTCTTTCCGGCTTGTATAGCCTGCGGATTGTTGACAAGCTTGTGACTTGCATACATCACTCCGATTGCTAGTGCAATCTTAGCTCCGGTTGCAACTTTACGCTGAAATTCTGGATCATTTACTTTCTCTCGAATCTTACTACCAGAGGAAGTTGCAAGTCGTCTTGCGATTTTAGTTGACTTACCGAGAACGGACTTTTCGCTTGCGGTTCTTCTAGTCGGTCTATAGCCTAGTTGTTCTGGGGTTTTGCGCACACCCCACTTCATGCCTCTAACTCCGTAGTGCATTAGATAATCATCGGCGGAATGGCTACCGTGCTTCAGTTTTGTTAATTCTGAAACTGCACTTTCTAACTTCTCCATTTCGTCGTAGATTTCCATCATTCTTTTATCATCATTTCTGT